GCCGCCGCCGCCGCCTACGCCGCCGCCTACGCGCGCCTGACGGCGCGCGATGAAGCCTGGCAAAGGATGGCCGACAAGCTCATCCAGATTCTGGAAGCGGCTTAACCAGCGTGAGCGGGCTCCCGTTCCACATCAGCGAGCTATCTGTGCGGCGGCTCACCGCCTTCAAGAACTTCTTGAATGCGAGTGGCGCCGAGATTTTTTCCTCGAGCAATGCTTACGAAGTGCTGCGGTTTCGCACCGGCGCCGGAACGGCCGTCATCTACCGTGACAAGAAAGGCGTGCTCAAATTCATCGGGCCGGTACGCGAGCCCTGGCGCGCCTTCACCTCACACGGGACCTATCGTGCCCGAGAGAAAGCGCCACATCCTGCCGGTGATCAACGCGCGCAGATCATCGCGACCTTGATCGAGCGCGATGGTCCCGGATGCTTTTATTGCCCGGAACCAATCCCGCCCGGCTTTGAGACGATCGAATATCTCATTCCGCTAACGAGTGGCGGACCGAATCATCTCTCTAATAGTGCGATCGCGCATCGCCGTTGTAACGAGCTCGCCGGCCACAAATCGCTCTTCGAGAAAATCCGCTTACGCGACGAGCTGCGGGCAGCGGTGCGTGGTGCACAGAAGCGCGCCAAGACGGCGCGGCTCATGCGCCGAGACGCATAAGGCTCAATTATGGGTCAGATGAGAGTCGACGAAAAAAACGATCTCTATATCGAGGTCAGCGTGTATGGCGGCGCGCGGATCCCGAACGTGATCAAGGAAATGGTTGAGCTTGCCGACCGGATGAAAATCAGTGTTTGGGCGTCGCTCAACGGCGTGCGGACCCTGGCGCGCATCGGCGACGATGCCGAAAAGATCCATGCCGCCTGGGAAGAGGCCGTGAAACTCAACCGCTCGCACGCCGCATCATGACGGATCTCGTCGGCACCTGCCCAAAAGATTTCTGGTTTGACTGGATTGCCGAGGGCGACGCGGCCGGCGACCCTGAGACCGGCGAAGAATGGGGCTGGTTTAGTGGGCATTCATTCGTGCGCCTGATCAAGCCCGGCGATCGCTTCTATGTGGTCGCGCATGGCAAGCTGCGCGGGTTTGCGCCGGTGACGCGCGTTCAATCCGGCTGCATTTGTCGGCGCGGCGGCGGCGTTGCGGTCACGATAGACGCACCTATTCCCGGCTTTCGCGGATTGCGGCAAAGATGGTGGGACCGCTCGCTCGAGCGAGCATTTCCAGATTGGAAGACACCATGAAAAACCCCCGCATAGCCCCGAAACGTCTCGCCCGCGAAGCGCGTCGCGATCTTGATCAGCTCGCAGTCTTTTCCAAAGGCTTTGACGCCAAGCTCGAGCACGCCTTTGAACAGGCCCGCGATTACGGCCTGGCGCGCGCCGCATTCGAGCAAGACGCGCATCCGCTGAAGCTGTCCGAATGTACCGACCGCGGAAATCGAGGCCTTCATGGCGCGCTGCCGCTCTTCTCCAATGCTGGCGAGGAGATCCGCACACTCAAGAGGCTTTGCGATGACTGACCGCAACCCTGCCGAAATTCTGCAGCTTGCCCGGTTTGTGCGCGAGCACGCGACGGCCGATCAAGAGGCCGGCGTCTTCGCCGGGACCGTGACAGCAATGGGCGCTCAACGTGCATTTGTGGCCCTCGGCACGGTCGATTGCCACCCGGTGCAATTGCTGTCGATCGCCTGCCTGATCCTTGATCGCGCCGGCGAGCGCTTTGCCGCGATGTCACCGCCTGCGCTCGAGTTCATCACCGCGATCGAGCTGGCAAAAGCGCCGCTGCGCGCGATCGCGGATCCGCAACGGGCAGACGCATAACGATAGGGAAGCGGAAATCATGAGCGACATGGATGGTTTGCAATGGGTCGCGATCGGCGTGGTGTTTCTGATCGCGATGCACGCGGCGATGCGCACCTATAAGTGAGGGAAGCGGAAATGGTTGACTACGCGCCGCTGTGGTACTGGGTCAAGGAACGCGAGGCGATCCGCGAGCGCAAGCTGCGCCGGCCAGTTGGCGCGCCGCTGACCGGCGATCCGATCCTGGCGGCTTATCGCTTCTGCAATGTGCGCCGTGAAGACGATCGCGTGACAATCTGGATCCGCAAACACATCCGCGAGCCCTTCGCCGATCATCCCTTGCTGTGGCTCATGCTGTGCATCGCGCGTCAAATCAATTGGCCCGAAACCTTGGCCGTCGCGATGTACGGTGTCAGCGATACTGGCGACGATTGGATTGGCCGTAATCAAGGCGACGCCTGGCCGTCGCATCCCCACTGGCGCCCCGATCTTCTAACCGAGCTTCTTGAGGATCGCAAAGAGCAGGGCGCCAAGGTTTGGACCGGCGCCTATGTGATCAGCGCCGGCAGCGAAAAGGGCCAGCCGAAAAGCCGCTACATCGCCGAGACCGTGATCGGCACGCTGTGGCAGCGCATCGGCACGTTTCGATTGCTCTTCGGCGGCAAGCCTTCCCTGCGCGACGTTCACATGGACCTGATGCGATTCCCCGGATGGGGGGCGTTCATGGCCTATCAAGCCGTGGTCGACATGCGCTTTACCAAATTGCTCGAGCATGCCGCCGACCGGCAGAAATGGGCCGCGGCCGGGCCCGGCACGATCCGCGGGCTCAATCGCTTGCACGGCCGGCGCCTTGATTTTTCCTTGCCGCAGGATCGCGCGCTCGAGGAAATGCGCGCGATCTATGAGCGCGTGACCGATGAGACCGGCGTCGTGATGGATTTCAGCGACGTGCCGAACATTCTTTGCGAGACCGATAAATATCTGCGCGTCAAAAATGGCGAAGGCAAGCCGCGCGCGACCTATGTGCCAGGGCGAGGCTGGTGATCCGATGACCGCGGTCTCGACCACCTGGCGCCGGCTGTGGAGCTTCTGGATCGACGGCATTCCGCTTATCGAGCCGAGCGGCAGCAATCACGCCTTGAGCGGCATGACGACGAAAGAGATGCGCGCGATTCAAAAACTTGGAGCGCCGGACAGGGCACCTAATGCCCATGGATGACGACGCAATCGATTATGATGTCGAAATCCTCCCGCCCGACAAGCCGGGCGGCAAGCGACGCCTTGTTTGGATCGAGCGCCGAGCTAGCGATCCGCCCCGACCAAAGATCATCTTGCCGCCACAGCCGCCGATCGTCGATGAGCCGCGCGCCTGCGCGCTGTGTGATGAGCCGAACGTCTATCCCTGGGAGCACTCGACGCTCTGCATTCATTGCAAGCGTGTCAACATCGGCCATCACGCAAATGGTCCGAAGAATTTCAATGACCGCCGCGACCTTGCCGAAGCCTGGATCGTCCTAAAGCATTTGGAGCATGAAATTGCCCGAGCCGCTTACCGAGCCCGCGCCGCTTAGCGAACGCTTCAATCTATCGACATTCACCAATGACCTTATTGGTGATTTGAAAGCGCTGCGCGCGGGCAAAATCAGCGTTCGCGATGCGCGGGCCCGCGCCGAGCTGGCGCGCCAGGTGTTGCGCGCCGTGCATTACGTGGTCACGGCCGAGCGCTATCTCGGCGATCACGCGCATCAGATACCAGCGCCGGCACCGGCAAAGGACGCATAACGTCATGGAAGGGGAAATTGCCACCATCAAGCGCTGGTTTGTCGTGCTGCACGACAAAGGCATGGCGCCTGAGATGAAAGGCGCCTTTCTCACCGAAGATCAGATGGAATCCTTCGTGCGTGAGGCGATCGCCTGCCGCCCACGATCGACGCAGATCACTATCCTGAAACTGACCTGGAATGATGACCTTTGGATCGAAGAAGGTCGCGCCATGATCAAGATGTGGGATTTGTGGAGCGGTAAGCGGCGGCTTAAGCGCCGCGCGAAACGCTTTGGCCCGATCCGGACCTATGCCGTCCGTGTCGACGGGTATGATGAGGCGATCTATTCGGCGCGATCGCCAGCGAAAGCCATGGCGAAGGCGTGGCGGGATTTCACTGCGGTCTATGACAAATCCTTTGGCGATTTTCTCGTGATCGCGCACGTGCGCCGGATTGCCGATCCGCCTGGCGTCGGCGAGCGCATCCTCGTCGGCGGACTGCCCGCGACGCGCGTCTATCACCGCAATCAAGATCACTACGTTTGGTTTATGCGCGACGACAGCGACACGGCGCTGTGCTCGCATCCCAACGATGTCACCACGCCGGCGGCGGCTTAACGTCATGGAAGGGGAAATCATCCGCCGCGACGATGAGAAGCGCGTGCTTGGCTTCCTCGCCGCCAAGTTTCAGAGCGATCAGCACTTTTACTTTGCCTTCGATACGATCAGCGATGGGACAAAGATTGATCGCAAGACGGTGCGCCGCGCATGCCGCTCGCTCAAGCGCAAAGGCCTCACGGCGTTCCGCAATGGGCTCTTCAACGAAGATGGTGCCGTCGCTGGAAGTGGCTACGCCGCGACCGAACAGGGCTTCAAGGCAGCACAAAAGAGCGGGTTTCTGCTTGATCTCTCCGAAATCGATTAAACGCGCAGGAAGAGCAGCCAATGAGCGAATCAAAGACGTCGACCTTCACCATTCATCACGACCGATGCAAACCGGAAGAGTGGAGACCGCGGGACGTGCTCGCCCTCGCCAGCTTCCTCAGTACAGGCGATCTTCGCTATGCGGCGCGTCTCTCGCTGCTCGGCGTGCAACTCGTTCTTTCCGAGCATCATGAACCGAAGGGCGGGACGCTCGAGCATATTGGTTGGTCGACCATTACCGAGCCGCACGAGACCTATGAGGATATTGCCGAGGCGGTCAATGCCAGCGGCGATGACGAGCTCGCCGAGTTGACCAAAATCTATCGCGGTCACCCGGAATACGTCGTTCCGATTTCGATCGGCGACGGCGACGGCAATTTCGATGGATACGAGTATGAGCCGAAGGCGACGCGCGCCGAGGCCCTTGCGCTGATCGAATCCATGAAAGCGGCGGCGACTGAGACCAGCGGCGACGCCGCAGCCGGCGCATAACATCACAGAAGGGGAAGCACTGCCATGACTGAACACAAGCTTGTCGACGGCACCCTTCACCTGGAGCGCGACGACAAGGGAGAAGCCAAAGGCATCATTGGACGATGCGCCTGCGGGTGGACAACCGGTTACCGATTCTCGTCGTTTGCCGCCTCAGCCTCCTTTCAAGATCACATTGAGGAAAGTCAGAAGGGGAACAACGATGAAGGCCGATGAAGCCGCCCAAGCAACGGCACGCGTGATCGACGAGATCGCCAGCGAGCGCGCGCGCCAGATCACCAAGGAAGGCTATGCACTCGATCACGACGACGAGCACGATGACGGCAGCCTGGCGCTCGCGGCGGCGTGCTACGCGTCGCCCGTGCTGCTTTATCGGGAAGACGTCAGAGCGAACAGCCGACAATATAACGATCCGTGGCCATGGGCCGAGCGCTTCGATAAGCGACCCGGCCACGGCAATCAGGTGGTCGCTAACAAGCACGCCAAGCCGGGCTTGCGCCGCAATCTTCTCATCAAGGCGGCGGCCTTGATCGTCGCCGAGATCGAGCGCCTGGACCGCGCGACGCGCCGGGCGGTACCCGTCGCATAACGTCAACGAAGGGGAAAATGATGTTTCTAACCGTCGCCCGAAAAGTGGTCATCACCTATCTCGTTTGCGGCGTGGGAATTTTTATTTGGTGGACAGTCGATTGGCATTCCCGAACAGGACAATGGAGAGGGATCACGGCGACCGTTTTTGTTGGGCCTGTCGTGATCGTGCTTTGGCCGCTGGCTGCAAAATTTATCTATCAAGAGCTCCACGCCCACAACGCATAACACTGTCATTTGGGAAGCAATGAGCGACGCTGATTGGCCCATCACCGCTGAAGAAGCCGCCGAGCGCCTGCACCGCGGCGTGCGCGGGACGAAGGAGCTCTGCGCCTCCCTGGGGCTTGGCAAACGCTCCGGCCGCCATATTCTGCTCGATCGCCTCGAATTCGATCAGCTCTACCGGAGCCTGCCATGCCCCTCAAGCTCATCCCGCCGCGTCAAGGCCGCTCGAAAAACTATCGCATCCGCGGCACGTACCTCAAATGCTACGTTGACGAGAGTGCAGGAACTGCTGACAAAAAAATCGCGCAAAAGAAGCTCGACCAAATCCGCAGCGGCATCGAACGTGGTGAGTTTTCCAAGCGCGGCGAGCCGGTCTTCCTAGACGCCGTGCGCGATTATCTCGAGGCCGGCGGCGATGGCCGCTTCCTCGGCCGCTTCGATCCCGACACCGGCAAATGGACCGGTCTCACCGCGCGGCTGCAAAACCTGCCCTTGACGGAAATCACCCAGGCGACGATCGACGCGATCGCGCTCGAGCTCCATCCGAATACGTCGCCGGCGACCCGCAACCGCCAAGTCTATACGCCGGTCTCCGCCGTGCTGAAGCGCGCCGGGATCGAGCGCAGCCTGCGCCGGCCGCCAGGATCGCAAGGCACGCAGCGCACCGATTGGCTCTGGCCCGAGCGCGCCTTCGCGATCTTCGCCGCGGCACGGCAGATCGATCCGGAATTCGAGATCTTCCTCTTCGTGCTCTGTTACACCGGCATGCGCCTTTCCGACGCCCTGAAGCTGGGCTGCGATTACACGCGAGTCGCCGAAGCCTACGCTTATCTGGGCACGACTAAGACCGGCAAGCCCCGCGGCGTTTTCCTGCCGCCTGTGGTGGTGGCAAAGCTCGCCAATCATCCGCGCGGCCTCGACCGCCCCGGCGAGAAGGTTTTCCGCTTCAACAAGAACGGCCGGCTCTACAATCTCATGGCCGATACGCTGAAGCTTGCCGGCATCACCTTGCCGCCCGGAGTGAAGTTTCACATCTGGTGTCACACCTGGGCGACCTGGATGCGCCGTTATGGCGGTGCCGACAAGAAGGCGCTGATCGCAACCGGTCGCTGGGACGACGAGAAATCCGTCGCCCGCTACGAGCACGCCGTCGCGAGCGAGGAAGCCGGGCGCGCGGCGATGCTGCCGACGCCGCCGGCGCCCACGAAAAAGCGCGCGGCGGCGAAGCGTCGAATCCGTGCGAAATCCGTGGAATTAAAAACCACGCGTTGATTTGATTGGCGTTTTCGCGATCATCCCTTGCCTTGGTAAGGGAGAGGTCGAAAGTTCAATCCTTTCCGGCAGCACCATAAAACCCAAGCAAATCCGCGCTTTTCGATAGGGGCATTCCGGCGCCCGATGCAGCATCTTGCAGAACGCTGCCAGAACATGCGCTTCAAAGCCGTGGAAAATCCGTGGAGTTTGTTCGCGGAGCGTTCGGCGGCGGGGGCAACCGGATTAATCTGGATTTAATACACACGGGCACACATTCTTGCTTGACGGGCGCGGGCATGGTGTGTAGTCTTACACACATGAATAGCGCGGACATCATCTCGGCTCTCAAGGATGACGGGTGGCAGTTGAAGCGCATAACCGGGAGCCATCACCATTTCAATCATCCGACGAAGCCGGGGCTGGTGACGGTGCCGCATCCCGTGAAGGACATCAAAATCGGAACGCTCAAGAGTATCGAGCGGCAATCAGGCGTCAGGCTTCGATAGGAGATCATCATGGCAGTCTTATATTTTCCCGCCGTCGTCGAGAACGGAGACGAGCCCGGCTATAGCGTGTTCTTTCCCGACATTCCGGGCCTCGCCAGCGCTGGCGGCGATCTTCAGGAAGCCGCGCGCATGGCCGAGGAAGGGCTGAAGGGGCATATCGAGCTGATGATCGAGGAAGGTCAGCGCATTCCCGAGCCGAGCGCGCTCGACGATATCCGGCACGATCCCGAGGTGCGCGAAGTGGCCCGGATCCTGGTGCGCGTCGATGTGCCGTCGGCGCGCCGCGTCCGCGTCAACGTCATGCTGCCCGAGGATCTGCTACGCCGGATCGAAGAACGGAATCCCAACCGCTCGGCTTTCTTGGTCGAGGCCGCCGAGAAGGCGCTCGCGGGCTGAGCCCACCTTTGCCGTGCAAAGGTGGGACGAGGCCCAGACACAAAAAAAGGGCCGCCCCGGAGGGCGGCCCGCATACCAAGGATGTGGGTGCGTCTAGGAGAGCACGTTGCCGCCACCATCGGTGACACCGCTGCCGTAGCTGAAGCCGGCCTTGGCGATTGCATTACTCTTCGCGATCGCCTGGGCGCCCGCGACGAGTGACGTCGCAACATTGGCCATGGTCCAGGCGGGCTTCTTCGAGCTGAGCGTGTTGCCACTGATCGCGAATTGATGCGTGCGCGTGACGCCGGCCGGATCGGGATTGATCGTGATCTCCTGGCCGATGCCGATCATCTCGGTATTTTCCTCGGTCGCGTTCTGCACCATTGTATTGCCGCTGATCGTGACCATGCCGCCCATCGGACAATCGATGAGGCGGCTATCGTCGGAGGTAGCGAGCGGAAACTGGCAGTTTGTGATCGTCGTCTTCAGCGCGCGGCTCTTCAGCCGGTGACCGCCATTGGTGCAGCCAGTGAAGCTGGCGCCGGCGACCGTCAACGATGAGCAAGTACCGACATAAATATCGTGCGAGCCGCCGAAGTGATTACTCGAGCCGTTGCCGCCATACGTCCCGCCCGAGATCGCTACCTGCAAACCGAGCGCATTGGCCGACGCCGTCGGCGTCAGGATGCCCATATCATTGTCATGCAGGTTCATGCCTGGGCCAGCCGTGAAGCTGAGGCATTCCGGCTGCACGCGAATAGCCGAGCCGTTGCCGTCCGAATTGCGGCAGCCGAAGATCTCGATGCCGCTGATCGCGAAGTGCGGCGTGTGAACCGAAAGAGCGCCGACGCCACCCTCTTGCATGACGCCCTGGATCTTGGCGCCGGCATCGCCGATGACGGTGATATTGTCGAGAGTCGCCGGGAATACCGCTCCATCGATCCAATAATTCGGCGCGATCGGGTTGGCCGCGATGCGCAGCGTGCCGCCGGATTTGAGGATGGCCAACGCTCCGGCCAACGTGTTGGCGCTTCCGCCCGTGCCATCGGTATTTGTCACCGTCGCCATCGGCGGCACGGTCTGCGCCGGCGTGCCCTTTACAACCGCGGGATCGATTCGGCAGATCGAGGGCGGCTCGCTGATTCGGTTCACGACGATGAATTGATCGAGGCCCTTGTCATAGCGGAAGCGGCCGAAGGTGCCATTGGTAGCCGGCGCACCCGCGTCACCGGTCATCGTGATCGCTTTCCATGCCCAGCTCTTCGGATCGAGCGCATAGAGCGTGCTGCCGCCGTTCCAGCCGACAAACATCGAGAGAGAATCGCACCACGCGAAGCCTGGCGCGTTGCCTTGCTGGCAAGTCTGCGGTCCGCTCGATTTCGGATTGCTGCGGGCGCCGGTCGTCAGGTCGAAGACATCGAGAAAGCCGCTGCCAACGCAGACCATGTGCCGGTTGACGGGATCGATCGCTCCCGTCATGTGGTAATCGGATTGATAGTCGGCGGCGAGCTGCTTCGTCGTATTCGTCGCAGGGTCATAGACCTGCATGCCATGGCCATTCGAATTGTAGCTCGGCACGAGATATATCTTCTTCGTGACCGGGTCGTAATCGGCTGACATGTCGAAGCTGCCATTGGGGAAGAGCGGCCCCTTCTTCCAGATGCCGGTCTTGGTCGGATCCTGCGCGCCCGGATCGAAGAGCCAGCTCTGCGGACTGTCGACCTGGCGGCAGCCCCATTCGCCCGGCACATACATCAGATTGAGATCGGGAATGAAGCTGAGCGAGCTGTAGGTGTGGGTCGAGACCGGGCAGCCGTCAGCCGTGGTGTCGATCGTCGGATCGGCGGGCGGCGGCGACGGCTGATTCAAGAGACGCGCCGTGCCATCCGTAAGGCGAACCGCATAGACCTCGTTGCCATAATAGTCGTTATGGCCGCCGCCCCAGACGATCAGATCATGGGTATTCGGATTGAGGCAGGCGCCGTTCCACGTATCCATGATCGCGACCGGGCCGGTATTGCCGTGAATCGTATCCTTGAGCGAGCCGCTATAGATGACATTGGCGAGCGTCGCATTCGGCAATTGCTTCCATGCGCCGGCAGGCAAGGTCGTAGGGACCGGGACTGGGATCGGCACGGGTGTTGGCACCGGGATCGGAGTCGGTGTGGGAATTGGTGTCGGGACCGGCGGCGGCACGGGCGGCGGGGTTGGCACGGGCGTTGTCGCCTTCGCCTCGAGCGCAGTGACGCGCGTCGTCAAGCCAGCGATCGCAGTCGTGGCGGCAGCGAGCGCCGCGGTGATCGGCGCGGTCGCGGCGTCGATATCGGCTTGTGTCGTCACGGAAACGGTCATCGGGTAATCCTTATCTGATGGGTCGGATCAGGGCTTCGCTGCGCGGCGCGCGCAGTCCTGCAACGTGTCGGCAATCTTCCCGAGGCGATCGTTTGCCGTGTCGAGCGCGGTGCCAAGCTCACCGGCAGCGTCGGCATACTGATCGCTGTCAAGCGAGCCGTCAGCGTGGCGGCTTGGCGGCCGCAGCGGAAATTGGATGGGCGCCAAGAGACCCTGATCGACCGCGCAAGGCTGCAGGACGAGCTTCGTTTCCACTACCGGCAGCGATGTGGCCGTCCCACATCCGGCTAAAAGCAAGCACAATGTCGCCCGGAACGGGGCCATGCGGCGCATGCGCGATCTCCTGTTTCAGTTTGTCCAGCCGCGCATTTGCAGTCGCCTCGTTGTCGCGCGCGGCCTTCGCCGCCGCCGTCGAGGTCGCAATCTGCGCGTTGATTTCTTTGAGCGTGGCCTCGTTCTGATTGGCAAGCTGTTGCAGCCTGCTCGTTTCGCCTTGCCAGGCGAGGCTCGCGGCCTCGGCCTTTTCCTTCTGCGCGACGTCGAACTTGTCCTTTGCCCAAAGTCCGAGAAACGCGAGTGCGACGATGCCGGCGAGGACGAGCTTGCCGCCAAGGCTCGATAGGAATGCCATCAATCAGCCGCCCTCCCCTTTTGCCGCCGGCTCGGCGGCGGTCACGCGCTTTGAATGATCGTCGGCGACGGTCGCGAGGCTATACATGCTCGGCACCGCGCCGAGCAGCACGAAGGCGCTCGATATCGCCGTCTTGCTCAGCTCTTTGTCGAACGGGCCGCAGAGGCAAACCAGAATGACGAAGCAGCAGAAGCTCATCGTCCAGATCGCCATGCGGCGCCGTACCGTCCAGGTCGGATCGCCGACATGGAAATAGCGGCGCAGCAAACGCGGCACGGCGGATCAGCGCCAGGCGAGATAAATCACGGCCACGATGACGCCGCCGAAGATCTCGAAGGTCAGCAGCGGATGAGCGCTGATGAAACCGCGCAGCCAGGAGCGGCTCTTTTTCGCATCGGCAACGGCCATGTTGAGATTGGCTTTCAAGTCAGGCATCGAAACTCTCCCTTGCTGAATGAAATCACCGCGCCACAGAAAGCTTCAGCAACCGACGGCGAATAAGCGGGCGGGGCCATACCCAATTACCCGGACACTCCACAACCCCACGGCGATATTGCACAGCATGGCTGCTCGCCAGAGTGGCCGACGCGCCGATGAGCTCAATCGCGCTTCCGCGCCGCGATGACCGCCTGGTCGCAAGCAATCAGGCGCGGACGCCGCCGAGATCGTTGCTGTCCTCGTTACGCTGCCGGAAATAAAGCCGCAGCTCGTCGCGCAGCTGCGGCTTGTTCCCGGTGAGCGACCAGAGCCCTTGCCAGTCGCGCTTCAGATCCGTCTCCGGATCGAAATCGTTGCGCAGCAGGATCTGCCAGCGCTCGACATATTGGCGTTGCGCCTTCGGCCCGTGGAAATGATGCAAGAGCTTGCCCGGCACATAGCCGATATTCTGGACGATGTGACGCCTCGCGCGCGCCTCCCAGAGTGCCAGATGCTTGCGATAGGCGAGGCTGACCTTGACCGGCACCGAGCTCTGCACCGCGCCGACGAGCGCGCAGGCCATGTGATGATCGCCGCTGCCGAGAATGCCGAGATCGAAAAGACCGCCCAGCTTGTTCCAGGCCGAGCGCCGCATTGCCCAAGCATAACCGCAATGGCCAAACCAGCCGCCATAGGGATGCTTGCCATGTGGCGGCGTGGGCGTCGTGCCGCCAGCCGCACATTCACGCAGCATGGCGTGGTAGCGATGGACAAAGCCACGCTCGATGTTGAGATGCTGATGCGGCGCGAGGCCGACATCCTCGGCAAAGTCGAAGAGTTGCACCACGTCGTAATGCTGCAGTTGATCAACGGTCTGGGTCGCCCAATCCGGATTGGTGAAGGTGACATCGCCATCGACCCAGGCGACATATTTCCAATCCGGCGGCAGGCGCTGCACACCTGCATTGATCAGATTTTCCTTGTGCCACAGCTCGTCGCGGGTGCGCAGCTGGACGATATTGACGCCCTCGCGCGGCGCGATATCGAAGTCGCGATCGCCATAGGCAAGCTCGACCACGGTGAGCCGGACGCCGGAGGCCAACATATGGTCGATGAAGTGCCTGAAGAGCTCGGCGCGACGGCCGAAGCGAACCGGATTGGAGACGACCGCAACCACGTGCAACAGATCGGGTTTCATGAGGGTTCCTGAAGGGAAGAGGAAGCGCGGCCGACGACTCAGCCGGGCGTATGGATAATGACCTTGATTTTCGCGCGCTCGGCCGGGCTCGGCCGCACCATCTGCCAGCCCGCGCAGGGATCGCTGTAGCTGCCGCCGCACGTGCATGGGACGGCGACCATCTCGAAGCGGCCGTCTTTCACGCCATCGGGCGTGCGGCACGCTTTCGGCATCCCGCTTGCCGTGATGAAACGGTCGATGAATTCGTCTTTGGTCATACCGCGAGTGCGCCGCCGGCGCTCGTGAAGGCCTGGCGCAGCGCGATCAAGCTATTCTCGTGCTGCCCATAGCCGGCGCCCGGCAAGCTCGCCCAGAGGGTCTTGATGCGCGCAATGGCGTCATCGACATTGCCACGGTCGATCGGAAGAATCGCGCCGCGCTCGCGGATCAGAACGAGCGCGATCTGATCCTGGGACGGCGGCGAGAAATCCGTAACGCCGGCGATCGTCTTATAGGCGTCGAAGGTGCGCGCGAGAATCTGATAACGGCCAGCCGCGGTCGATTCCAAATGGGCATTGAGATGGACGAGTTGGCGCGGATGATCGGCATAGGAGTTGAACCGGCCGCCACCAACGAGGACGTTGTAGCCGTCATCGCCCTTCCCCGCCGTGCCCTCGGAAACGGCGATCATGGTGAGAAAGGCGGTGCGGTTCGGATTGGGCTCGATCATGTGCCGACTTTCTTCGCCGTCAGATCGATGCTGCGACGGACCGATGACAGCAAGGATTGCGCCATCACAAACGCCTCGGTCGGGCTGAGTTCGACCCGCGCGATTTCCCGGCCCCTCGCGTCCCAGGTGACGAGATCGAGGCGATGCCCGAGATCCTGCAGAAATGCTCTCATCGCATCGCCTCGTGGAGATTGAAGAACGAGACGCCAATGAGGGCGGCGAGCGCGGCGAAGAAGGCAATCAGTGACAGAAGCTTGACGACGTCTTCGATCCGTTTTGGATCGAAGCCCATGTCAGGTTTTTTTGCCCGTGGCGAGCAGGTCGATCATCTTGACGAAGCTCTCGTCGAAACGGACCCGCAATCGATCGACCGCCGCCGTCGTCGCATCGAAGCTTTTGCCGATCCGGGCCTCGAGCGCGTTGAGGTCGTCGCGGCGGACGTAGTCTTCCTTGACCTTGCCGATTTCATCGCGGACCGTGTTGAATTTCACGTCGAGCGACGTAGCTGTGTCATCGATCTTCTTGTGCAGATCGCGAATGCCGGCGCTGCGCTTGTCATCGACGTCGCCGATGAGCTTCAGCAATTTCCAAACCACGGCCGACAGGCTGCCGGCGCCGAGCACAAGTAACGTCACGAGCTCGATGATTTGTCCGCTGTCCACACCGCCCTCGCGTCAAGGCCATCCGGCCGTGTAGTCGTCCGGCGGCGAATCCGCCAGGATCGCGTTCTTCATCGTTCGCGCATAGAAGATGGTCGACTGCACCCAGGGCGCGACCCGCGTGGCAAAGAGGGCGAAGCAATCGGCCGACGACAAGGTGATCTGCGAATTGTCGGCGCAGATGATGGTGATGTCGGGCGCGGCCGGGCCGCCATTGGCGTGGCCAATCAGCGCGAATTGCGCCGCAGCAGCAAGCCCGGTCCAATTGCCGCGGCTGACCGCATCGCATTGAAAGGTCTTCCCCGTCATGCCGTCGCCGCTATCGGCAAAGCCGGCCGCGAGCCGCGCATCACGGAACGCGTCGACGCGCTGAAGCTGCGAACTTTGCGGATTGAGAAAGGCCTTAAGCGCGTCACTCGTCGCGTCGTCGACCTGCTCGGTCGCATAGCCCGTCTGGGGATATTGGGCGGCAAAGACAATGTTGCCATTGTCGCGATGGACATACCAATTCGTCACGGCAACACCTCGATGATCCGGAGGCTTGACATCATGACGCCGCCCAGCTTGCGGCTACCGCCGGCGCCGTTCAGCGTCATCGTGTGACCGCCATCGGAACCGGACCGAACCTTGAAGGTCGTCGCGCCAGCCGAGCCGGCGGGCATCGTATGCGAGAGCGTGAATTGCTCCGAACTGTCCGTCGCGACATCGCGCGAGGTTGCGCATAGAGCGTCCGCGCCCGAATCTTGAAATAGCGCAACGGCAACCTTGTCCGCGGAGCCGCAGGACATACTCAGAACCGCATCGATATAGAGCGTCGAGCCGGCATTGAGGACCGTGTAACTCTGAGAGAGAAATTGCGTGCCTTCGTTGCTTTGTGGCTTCGTGTCATCCCAGGGTATCGCGGTCGAACCCGTTGCGACGGCACCGGTCTCGGTCATCACCGCGTTGACGCGGCCGCCTGATAGCGCGGACGGCATGTAATGCAACATGCGCCAATTGCCGGAGCCCAGATATTGAACGATGGCGACATCGCCCGCCTGCGTCACCCTCGACACGGCACCGGGCAGAATTAGGCTTGTGCCGTTATGCGTGAGCGTCAGCGCGCCGGCGAAGGTGATGAAGTAGATCGGCCGCGTCGTCGAGGCAGAGGAGCCGAGCGCGGTGATCGTCGTCGTGCCGGTGATGTTGGCGCAATTCGACGGGATCGAGCCGAGATCGCAGGTCGATGCACTGGCAAGGGTGCTCGGCGGATCGCCATCAAGCCCGGCGCGCACGACCCAAACCGAGTTGGTCGAATCGCGCTGCTTGACGAGCTTGTTGGTGGTATCGACCCACCACATGCCGGCGACCGGCGAGCTCGGCGCAGAGGTGCCGCTGTTGTTTGAATTGGCCGCCTGCAAATCAGCATTGAGCGCGGCCCGGACGGTCGAGCCGGAGCCATTGGCGACGGTGTACGCGTCGGAGGATTGCGTCATGCGTTATTTCCTTGGGGACGCGCCGTCAGCCGAGAAAATCGAAGGATTTGGCATAGGCATCGAGCCAGGCCAGCGTTTCAGCAGGCAATCCCTTGCCATCGCGGATCGCCATGAAGCCGAGCGCGAGCGCCCGCAACGCATCGGGCGCCTCGACCTTTTCCTGCGGCGTCGGCGGCGCGACGATCGACCATTGCCTCAGGGTTGCGTCCCAGCGCGCGCAACCGATCTCATGGTCGCAGCCGTTGGGAACGAGAATCGCATTGGCCGGCAGCGGTACCGGAACCTCATCGACCACGCGATAGTCGAGCAGGACGCCCGTCGCGCTGAGGAGGGCGAGTGTCGCCATTCGGATATCCTTTGCGTTATTGCAGCGTGACCGATGCGCTGAGCTTATGCACCCAGAGCGCGAAGGCTTTGTCGGCCGTCGTCATCTCGATTTTGAACTGAAACGCGCGCGCCTCGGCATCGGCGATGCCATCGAGCCGCTTCCAATCGCTCCAGCTTGGCGAACCTGCGGGATCGTCATCCGTTTCGCGATAAAATCCCGTCCCATTCGCGGAGCTGACATCCGAAGCGCCGTCCCAATCGACCCAGGCGTCGACACTTGCACCGCGCGAATCCACGAGCGTCGAGAGGTTGACACCCTCGACCTGCACCGAGAAGGCAATCCGGCATTTCTGGACCGAGCCATTGTCGATGCCCGAAGCAAAGAGATAGGTGGCGCTTGCCGCGATGCCGCCGAATTCGTCGATCATATCGACGGCATCGACGTCGGTGATCGAGTCCCAATTGCCCTCGCCGCTCATCTTCAAGAGCGACGAGTTCACCGCGCAGCTGGTCTTCGTGCCGCCGAATGTCGGATCCTCGGTCAAGGTCGTAGTCGACCCGGTCAGCGTCACGAGGTCTGGCGCCGTCGAGACGAAGACCGCCGCCGACGCGCTTTCCTGGCCGGTGCTATCGACGAATTTGGCGAGATACGTGCCGGCGCTCAGCGGGATCGTGGCGTGGCTCTGATTGCCGTCGAAAGGCTGTGCCCAGTCGATCGCGTTCTGCCAGGTGGCGCTGCCGTCATCGACCGGCGACCAGCGGATCTTGACCTGACCGCCAAACCGGACATCGAGATCGGGCGCCGCATCCCAGACTGCATAGCCAAAGCCATTGATCGGTGTGACCGTGAAATGCGCGACATCCGCCGGCGCCGCACCGAGACCGAGGATCTCGCTGCCGATGAAGACCGAATAAGTCGACATCACGCCGATCGCGTTCATGCAGCGAGCGCGAAAATCGTAGAGACCCGGCGCCAGATCGAAGAATTCGAAGGATACGGTTGCGGCGGTTGGATCGGGCGAGACCCAAGGGCCGTCCGTCCAATTCGCGACGCCCTGCAGGCGATAGCCGACGCGATAATTATTGGCATAGGCATCGATTGCCGCGACCTCGACCACGGCCTTGGCCTTCACGCCGCCGCCGTCGCGCGTGACATAAAGATCGTCGCTCACGACCGGCACGCCAGGCGCCTTGATAACCGCCGGATTCGGCAAATTCGCTTTCGGCGCGAGCGGAATGAGCTCGGCCTGATCCGCTGTCCAGCTATAGGCGTCGGGGCTGATCGTCTTCAGCGTCAGATCGACGCCGAGAACCGGTTGCCCGTCCGAATCCTCTTCCTTGGCGAGCGCCATCGCGACGACTTCGAAAGGTACGCTCGACCAGCCATAGCGCGCGAAGCTGAACGGCACAGTATCGGTCGGCCTGAATTGAAGCGCCGACAATTTGCAAGGGAGTTGCGGGATGCGCAGCTCGAGCCGGTTGCGCAGGAACTCCATCGTCGCGATGCGCTGTGCTCGCGAGCCTGAATGCTCCATCGGCAGGTTGAGGGTGAGCCATTTCTGGCCGCCCTCGGCCGCGACCAAATCGCTATCGGTCGCCGCTGGGTAATCGTCTTCCTGCCAGCCGCGCGCCGGATTGATGAATTTGCCGCGCACGCCGTTGCAAAAATCGCGCAAGCCAGCCTGGCTGACAACCGTGAAGCCGTCCCGGCGCAGATCGTCTTCGCCAAGACCCACATCGCCAGGCGTCTCATAGGCGCCCGCTTTCACGACCCAAAGGCCGGCGCTCTTGAAGGCACGGCCGGCGCCGCCGCCGAGGGCACTCACAAGACCCGGAAGGATCGAGCTCGGCGTCAAATCGGCGGTGAATACGCCACTGGCGCAATAACGGCGCTCGGCAGTGCGTGTCAGCGTGCCGCTGCCGTCACCGGTCACCGCGATGAAATTGCGCGCCAGCGCGTTCGCGAGCGTGGTCGCTATGTAGCCGGTGAAGGTATCCGGAATCGCATCGGTATAGGAGCCCAGGATTTCCGTCGCCGGGATCCAATAATAATCGCTGTCCGCGGCGATCTCGCCGGGCAGCGCGCCGCTCAATTGCACGCGATCACCGATCAGTGGCGCCCAGAGCCCCGACGGCGTGTCGCCGGCCGCCGGCTGCATCGCCTCGTTGATCGTGATTTGCGAGGTCGCGCCGCTGATCGTGACCGAGGCCGAGGTCTCGGTCAGCCCGACATATTCGTCGCAAAGATTGGCGGTCGCCTCGAGCGTCGGCAGATCGAAGCCGGTATCATCGAGCGCGACGCCAAGGCCGAAGGTCGCATCATTGAGATACCAAGCAACAACCAAGGCAGCATTGTCGTTGAAGCCGAACGTAGCCGCGCGCGGATCATAAATACGGTTATGGCCCCACACGTCGAAGCTGAGCTGCGTCGGATCGAAGGATGAGAAGGCATCCTCGTTCCAGGTCAAGGCGAGATGGATGCTCGCGCAGCCGTCCTGGCGGTGATCGCTCGTCCAGCCAAGATTGGCGGCGATGAGACCGGCGAAAGCCGGCTCGCCAACCGCGCCAAGCTTTTTCTCAACATTGATCAGGCCGGCATAGACGCCGACGCTGTTGCCATCCGGATCGATCGCCAGCTGACCCGCGATATAGATCGCGCCGATCCGCTCGATCGGATGGCCCGAGAGTGTGACAACAAGATGGAAAACCTCGTTGTCGGCGCCACCCAAGGCGATGAAGCTTATGATGCCGCCTTTGCGCACTTCGCCAAGCGCGATCTCGCGCGGCGCGACCGCCTGCCGGACGGTGACATTGCGCGGACGGCCATTGGTCTGCCCGAGATTGGCAGTTTGGTGATTGCCAGAACTGAAGAGGCTTTGGACGACCATGCTGAGCGCCATGCTCAGGACCGAGGTGATCAGAGTCGCGCCGATTGAGCCAATGATGGCCGCCGTCGCTGCTGTGGCGCCAATCTCGACCGCCGCCGCCGCAATGGCAGCGGCGATGGCACCGTAGCGCGGCGCCGCCCAATTAGGCGCCTCCGCCGGATGACGCTTAAGCTTCAACATATTGGTGACCATCTAGGCTAGACGCGCCACGCCTTGTAACAGGCGCGCGTCGGCACGGCGATGAGGCCGCCCTGCTCGGCGAGAACCATGGTTTCCCTGCCGATCACGATCCCGCCGCAGTGACCGCGATGACCGTTCCAGATTGCAAAATCACCACGCTGCGCCAATTTTACCGATGTCAAGGCTTCACCGAGGAAAGCGCGCGCGATTTCCTCGACGCCACCAAGGCTTTCCAGAAGCGCGCGCGCGCTCGGCTCATCGTGATAGGAGCCGCGCCAGCGCGCCGCGAGATCCTCTCCCGTCATGGCCGCGATAACGTCTGCGGGGAAGAGGCAGCAATCCCAGACGCCATAAGCTAGTGGGCGCGTCCGCGCCGTGGCGATGAAAAGATGAAGCCGCTCCGGCCAGTCTTCGCAGCGCCTCATTATTTACCGCCTCCGCTCGGCGGCGGCGGCGGCGCCGAGACCGCGCTTGGCCCCCATCGGCCCGACCAGTCTTGCACCTTGGGCACAAATTCGAAGCCGCGATCGCCAGGCGAGAGCCGCTGCTGATCCGCATCCGTATAATTGAGCAGGCGTGGACGCTCGAGATCGGCGAGCTGATTCTGATAGAAGATTTGCAGCACGGACCCGTCGGCCTTCTCGACGAGCTCGGAATAATCATAAAGTCCGCGATCGATCTGTATCGGATCGTCGATGAGCTGATCATTACCGTCGAAGAAGGCGAGCCAAAGATCACCCGTGAAATTATGGCCGCCTTCCTGAAGCATGAGCGCCAGAAGCGAGGAATCGATTCCCGAGAGCGTGATCATGATCTGCGATGCCATGATCTCGGTCGTCTCGGGCACGACCGAGATATCGATCAGCGCCCCCGAGCCAAGCCAGGTGTGGCCGTTCCAATCGAGCGTGCCGATCCCGGTCCAGAAATAGGCGTCCGCGCTCTTGAACTGGCCATGCATCAGTATAGCCAGCTTTTTGCTCGACGCTGCCAGCTGCGCAATCACGGCGGGCGTGAGATTTCGCGACATCAGTATGACTCCACGAAGGCAACCTCGACCGCATAGCGAAAGAAGCTGCTCTCATCCCAGCCGCGTTGATTGGTGCCGAGCTCGAAAGTGCCGCGGCAGTTGCTGACGGCGATCGCCGCGCCATCGGCGTACGATTCACGCAGCCGCGGCCAAATATCGACGGTTAGATTGCCGCTGCCGTCGCTCGCGGCATCCGCCAGGGCCTTATGCAGGCGCGTCGAGGTGCCGCTGCCGAGCTGCAGATAATCGCCGGCCTTGATCCAGCCGGTGACGCTATGCGTAGCCCCTTTGATGGCAAGGTTCCGCGCGCCGGCAGACGCCACGCCGTTGATGAGCGGCGCGCCGGTCAAAACGCCGCGCCCCGTCGCGCCAAGCGGATCGCCGATGAGCACCGTTCCGAGCCGGCCGCGCAGCGCCAACAGCATGACAAGCAGCGGCTCGGCCTGATCGCGGCCGGCGAGCACTGGCCAAGTCAGCTTGGCGCTCCACATGTCACCGCCCCAATCCTGCACCTCGCGCTTGTTGCTGAACGGCGAGCGATTGACGCCGACGACATCGGTGCTGCCAATTTGCACCTGCGCCGGCTTCGGGCTCGTCGGCAGCGAGAGCGGATAGGTGATTGTCACGGATTAGCCGATGTTGCGCGGCTGGAAAGCGGTCGGATGCATCGACCGCGCCTGGATGTTGGCCCGCACCGAGCGCGGCTCGATTGATTTGTCGAGCTTCGTGACTTTGGCATTGAGCCCGGCGAGCAGCTTTTGCAGTGCCGGCACGGCGCTCGAATCGGCGCCGCGCAGATCATAATAATGATTGGTCTGACCGCCCGCGCCGCCCGACGCCTGGACGCCGAGCTTGCCGTTGTTCAAGGTTTTTAGCGGCATGATCGCCTCGGGGCCGGCCTCACCGAGCACCCCTAGACCGCCATCGGCCATCCCGAAGGCAGTCGGTGAATCGAAGACCGAGCCGGACGCGAAGCGGCGCATGCGGCGCCCTTGCGAGAAAACACCGCCATCAGCAAGAAGCAAAGAGCCGCCGAGCCCCGCGTCGCCTATCGCCGCAACGGAACCGCCAGCGCCAAGACCGGCCGCCGCCGTGCCGCCGCCACCGAACAAACTGAAAAGCTGGTCCAGCAGGCCGCCGCCCGAGCCGCCACTCGCCGTGCCACCGCCGCCGATGAGCTTGCCGATCCAATTCGTCATGTCCTGCTCGAGCGGCTTCAAGAGCAGCATCTTGATCGCAAGCTGTGCGAAATCTTCGACAATGGTTTGCAGCTTGTCGTGCCAGGTCGATGTCGTCGAGGTCAGCGTCCGCAGCGACGTATCGGCAAAGCTCGTAAATTCCGACGCATATTGCTTGGCCTGGCGCTGCTTCTCATTGGCCGCGTCGAGCTGAACGCCGAGCTTGGCATATTCCTGATTGAGCGCGATGCGCTTCTGCAGTTCCTCCGTGTAGCCGGGCAGATCCTGCGACCAGCCTTCGGCCATGAGATCGTTCTTCGCCTTGATCAGCGCGACTTCCTGCTCGCGCGTCTCCTTGCTCACATTCATGAGCGAAAGCTCGGTGCGGCGCGCCTCGATCGCCCGCTCGAGCGCCTGATCCTCTTGATTGGCACTCGTTTGAAGATGGGCCTGATCCTCGGCCGTCAGATTGGCGGTCGTGCGCTGAATCTGATCGTTGAGCTGGCCCCGGATCGTAATCGCTTCCTGATCATTCCGGTTGCCGAGCGCCTGCAGCGCGATGTGCTGCTGCAGGGTCGTGTTATCGACTTGGTTCTGCAGTTGAGCACCGCGGAGAGCCGCCGGGCCTTGTCCGGATGCGGCCGCAATTCGTTCGGCCTGTTGCGCTTGCAAGGCAATCGCCTGGGTTTGCGGCGCACCTTGCCGCGCTATATCTGCCGCCGAGCGCTTGAGATTTTCCCAGGATCGCGCCGCGACATCGACCGCTTGCGTCAAATTATCGATCTCGGCTTTGCGCCGTGCATCGGCGGCGAGACCTTCGGCCGAGCTCGAGAGATAGGCCTTGGTGACATCGATCACCTTTTGCGTATCCGACGCCATATTTTTCAGAAGGAGAGCGCCGGCCTGATCAGCCGTGCCGCCGCTAAGGCCGAGCGCATTCGTGGTGGCCGGCGGGAAGTACTCGGCGGCGATATTTGCATCGCTCGGGCCGTAATTGCCACGTGGCGGCAGAGCCACGCGCGCCGCGCCCGCGGGCAATGGTTGCGGCATCGCGGGCCCGTTCATTGCCGCGGCATAGGGAATGCCGAGGCGGGTATAAGCACCTTGAAGCGTGCTACTTTGGCCGCCGCCCTGGTTGGCCTGATGCAGCGCATCGGCAAGCCGGTCGAGAACGGGCGTACCGATATTGATAGCAAGTCGGTCGAGAAGTGTATTCCATTCGCGCGTGAAATTTTCGACCGCCTTTTGTGTCGGCGATAGTGATTCCTCGCGCAGCCCGCTGAAGCGCTTGCCAAGGGCGTCAATCGCGAGATTGACGGCGCCGATGCGGTCGCCGTGCTCCGACATCACCCGGATTGATTGCAGCTCGCTATTGGTGAGGAAATTCCATTCGTTGTTCAGCTGAACGATCGCCGGATAGCCCTTGCCGACGAGATCGAGCAGCTTTTGCATGTCCTGAACCGGCGTACCGCCGCGCACGGCCGAGACATCGAGCGCCAGGCCGCCAAGCTGCTGCGCGCCGCCGGGCGTGACGTTACCCGAGAACGTGGCCGCCTGGACCATTTGCAACGCATCGGCGTGGCTCGCGCCGGCCTGCTGCAGCGCCTTCACGACGCTCAAGAGCTGATTGGCGGAAGAGCCCGCGCCGTCGCCCATGGCCTTCAGATCGACCGTCAGCGTCCGCGTGTCGGCGCTCATCTGCTCGCTGCGCGCGACGATCAGGGCAAAGCCGGCACCAAGCGCCGCGAGCCCGAGAACGACAGGATTGAACGCGATCGCGAGAATGCCCCACTGATTGGCAAGCTGCGCGACACCCTTCGCCGTGCCCGCGACGTTGCCATCGATCGCGTCGGACGCGGTGCGCAGGATCTCGCGGAAATCCTTGATCTTGCCGCCAGCCTCCCCATGCGCGGAGCCGAGCCCTTCGGCGGCGCGGCGCGCGCTGTCATAGGAGCTCGCGCTGCCGTTGAGTTTGCGCGCCGTCTCTTCGACGATCGAGTTCACATCCGAGCCGCTCTTGAGCATCGCGGCGTCGGAATCGGTCTTGGTCTTGGCCCCCTTGGCATAACCTGAAGCGTCAAGGTCGGCGGAGACCTTCAGCGAGGCGAGGCGCGTCAAATCGGGCATCAGCTATCGTCCTCGGCTTCGGCCTTCAACGCCTCATCGTCCATCGCCTCGATCAGGCGCCGGAAAATGTCGAATTCCTCGGGATCCGCGACGCCATACCGGTGCGCGTAACGGTCGATTTGAGCGAAGCTGATGCGGCGCGGAAGATGCCGCACCGTCACGCCGCCATCGGGTAGCGGCAACAACGCCAAGAGGCGCGGCCGATCGTCGGCAAGGCGGATAAAAGCCGCGACAATGTCGCGACAGCCAGGCGGAATGCAGGCCTCGGGCGGCGGCGTCGCGACCGCCGCAAGATGGGCCGCGTCTGCCTCTTCCTCGGCGAGCTCGGCCAGCCATTCGGCGTTGCGCCCCGGCCCGAGCCGCCAGCGCACCGCCGCTCTTAGTTTTTTTCGACGTCCTGGATGTATTCGTGCTTCGCTGAGCCGACGCGCGAGGCCGCCGCCAGGACATAGGCGCGCCATTCGCGATTGGCGACATCCATCAATTGCTCGCGCGCGACATCGGCCGAATAAGGGATATCGATGCCGGACCAATCGAGCACGAGATGCTCGGCATAGAGCGCGCCAACGATCGGCGCCAGCTCATCCTCGGGCACGCGCCTGTTGCCGTGCCGCGCCGAAAGCTTGCGCTGCGCCGCCTCGAAAGCCTGCTGGAACGGCGGATAGAGCAAGGACCGCACTTTCAGCTTGACGCCATCGAGATCGACCAGCCCCGTAAAACCGGTCAGCTCGATCCATTCTCCATCGCGCTCGGCCGCGAGATCGGCCTTGAGCGACGCCAGTTTCAGCACCATATTTTCCTCTGTCTTGGACTGTGGAGCGCCTTATGACGCGCGTATTTACGCACCCTTCAGGCAACGGTTACGCCGAGAAGACCGGCACCTTCGCCTCGATCCTGCTCGTCGCCTTGTTCGGTCCGCTTTACCTGCTTATCCGGCACGCGTGGCTCGCCGCGCTAACTGCCGTGCCGGTCGAGATCGCGATTTCAGTCGCGGCGATTATCCTCGGCGGCAGCCAGGACAGATCGGTCGCCATCTTCTTTCTTTGGATCGCCTTCGCCCAATGGGCGCTCGGCATGGCGATGCAAGCGGCGATCGCGCGGGCCTATCTCCGCCGCGGCTGGCGCGAGATCACGCCGGCGCCGGCTGCGCGCACGGCTCAGACGTAGAATTCCAAGCGGTTGACGATGATCTGCGCATTGGTCGTCGCATCGAGGGAAGCCGAGCCCTTCAGCGGCAGCATGACCTGATCGTTTTTCTTCGAGGCGTTCGGCACCCCTTCCGTGAACGTCAATGCCGGGAAGCCGAAAATGACCGCCTGGCTGTTTTTCGCTGCCCTAATATTCGCATTCGTCAGCGTGTTGGCGAAGAGCTTGGTCAGCAAGGTATTGTCGCCGAAATAGGTTGAGCACGTCACTTCGACGTCGCACGAGCCCGCGCTAAGATCGACCGCTGACTGACTGTCGACCGCGTCGAGCTCGGTATAGTTATTGGTGAGCGTGAAGCTGAAGGACTCGCAGAAATTCGGGCTCGCCAGCTGCACGCCGTTTTCGGCGACGCGGCCGACATTGGCCGAGGCGGCCATGATCGGATAGGAATTCGGGTCCGGCGCCGCATCGGTTGTCGAATCGACCGAGGTCTGGCTTTGACTACCACCCATGCCCATGAAATCGAAGGAGCCGGTGATCTTGGCCTTCTTCGTAAAGTTCATGGTCCATTTATTGACGGCCATGCCCTTTTGCAGAACATAGGTCGGCGAGGCTTGATCGAGGAAGCCGCGTTCGAGCGATTCGCCGAGCTTCGTCGTGCCGTTGACGATGTAATCGCCAAACCACACGCGGATCGTCTTGCCTGTGCCCGCATCGGTCGTCCAGCCGGACGGCAGATTGTCGAGGGGAATGGCATTGGCCGTGACCGGGCCGGCGATGCGCACCCAATCATTCAGCGCCGCCGTCGCGAATTTCTGGCCGGACGTCGAGCCGCCAATCTTGAGCCACTGGCCGACCGCGAGATTGAAGGTCGTGAAATCGAGCGATGTGGAAGCAACGCCGCTGCTGGTTGCCGTGATGTCGCCCGATGCGCCCTCGAAACCGACGACCTTCAGCCGCGCCGCCGCCGGCGGTACCGCTTCATCGGTCAAGATCGAGCTGCCCACGGCCGGGACGGTCGCCGAGCCGGTCGTCACCTTGTTAATCCCGTTATTGCCGGAATTGGTGAAGCCGGATGATTTGAGCAAGCTGCCGGCGACGATCGAGGGCCCCGTCGTCACGGTGAAGACGCCGCCGCTCGCTGCGACATTCGTGATCACGCTGTCGGCGGTGCCGTCATTGTCGCGCGATGGCGTGTTGTTCCATGTATTCATGAACGCGGATTCGATCAGCTCGGAGATCATGCTGATCTGGGGCGGATAATGAAATTCGAAATTGACGCCGCCGCTATTGCTTTCGCCGACTTTGGCCGGCGCAACATTCATGCGATCCGAGCGAATCTCTTCCGGCGTGACGAATTCCGGCTTGTAGACCAGGCTCTCGCCGGTGAAGCGCAGATTGCGGAAACGCGGCGAGCCCGGCGTCGTGCCAAGCGTCGCCTCGCGCATGCCGCTGAGCCGGACGCGATTGCTGTCACTCATGCCATTTCTCCGTTATGCCGTGTCGTCGAACCAAAAATCGATCGCGACGCTGCGCCGCCAATAATTGCCGGTATCGTCGCCCGGACCGCCGCCGCCGATCGAGGCGCCTTCGCAGGTGACGCCCCCAAGGTCGCGACCGCGAAAGAGCGCGCCGATGTCTTGCGCATAAAGCAGCGCCGTGCCGTCACCGGTGCCGCGCGGCACCAAGACATGGACAAAGCAGGTGCCACTGCGCCGAAAGAGATTGTTGCCGGGCGAGCCGATCGACATCTGCTCGTCGGCCGCATCGAGAAATTCGAGCAGCACAAAGGGCGCCGCGGCGCCGTCCTTATTGCGCGGCGGATTGATATCCTCGTTCGGATAGCGCTTCTCGGTCGTCGCCCATCCGGTATCGAGGGTGCTGCGAATGAGCGCTTGCGCGTCATCAACCCTCATCGTGGCGCCACGACCAGAGCGGGATAGTTGATCGCCGTTCCGGCGGCACGCTCGTCACGGCGCCGCTGCCGGCCGCCCGTGCCATGGCGCTTCAGCACATAGCCGCCTTCCAGCTTGATGAATTTGACCTTGGCGCTGACCGAATTGCCGTAGCGGCCGAGAACACCCTTGCGCAATCGCTCGACGATACCGGGCGGCACGCTGACCTTCATCGCCCCGACCTCGATCTTGCGCGCATAGGGCTTGTCGTTCGTGATAGTGAAGGGCGCGCCGGGCGTCAGATTTTCCGGTGTCGTCTGGGCGCCGCTTTCGTCGAGCAGGAACCACGCGTCGCGATAAGCGCCGCTACGGACGGGCGACAAGGCGCGCGCCAGCTCCAAGGCGAACTGCGCGATTTCGATCCCATAATCGAAGACATAGATGATCGGACCGGGCGGCTTCACCTGCTCTTCCGAGCGGCCCTCTTCGTAATTGACGAAGGTCTCGTAATGCGCGGACGCCTCGCCCGCCGAGATCGCCGCGTCCCGCGCCTCTTCAGCGGTTTCGGCGAGCAGCTTTGCGATCGCATCATCGTCGAGACCAGCGGTCGCGACCTTGAGTTCGCGCTCAAACTCGTTAAGGCGCGCCATCTAGCCGCGCACCTGAAGGACGTGCTTTGCGATATCCTCGCCGGCGTAAACGGTCTCGACGTTCTCGATGGTGACGAAGATGCCATCGATCTTGATCGCGTCGCTGCGCCGCGGCGGACCGGGCCATTGCCGTGCGGCGATTTCGGTATTCGCGATGATGATCTGGCGGTCGCCTTGCTGAATGCCGCCCGCCAGCTGCTCGGGACGGTAGTTCGAGACGACGCCCTTCACTGTCACATCGAAGAATTTACGCGCCGTGCCGGTATAGCGCCGCAGCGTCAGGCTGCGTCCGCGGCGCCCGATCGCCGACGCGACCCGTTCCGCCGTCATCGCACGGCGGCGCGGCCGCTCACGACAGTATTGGCATAGGTCCCGGTCGTGACGATCTTCATCCGCAGCCGGTCACCGAGAATGCCGTTGATCATCGTGTCATCACTCATCGTGCCATCGCTCGGCACATGCTCGGTCACCGCACCATCCGTCGAAAAATTCAGGATCTTGGGCGTCCCATCGGCGATGAACGTGACGCAGGCGATATCGACCGCCGTCTCGCCCTGGTCGAGGCTCGTTTGCACATAGACCTGAATTTTCGCGCCGGCCGTGCCGATCGCCGCGCCGACCTGAATCGTCGCACCGGCCATGCCGTCGAGATCCTCGACCCAATCGCCGATATATTCGGCGCTGTTGGTGATCGTGATATCACCCAGTGAATAGAGCGCTCCATCGATCATAGATTGGGCTCCCGATAACTATCGATCAACGCCGTGACCTTGGGCGGCAGCGCGCCATTCTCGCCAATCGCGCCGACCCAATAGGTCACCTCGTCCACGCCCTCGACCCGCTCGGCACGGACCGTAGGATCGCGTCCCTTCGCCGACCAGCGCAGCTTGATGAGTTCGAGGCAGGCCTGCTCGATCGCCCGTGGCAGCGTCTTGAGCAGCTCATAACCCGCCGTGTAGGCGATGGTAACCTTGCCCCAGTTCCAGGGGCGGCGGCGATCGTCGCAGAGGCGCCAGAGGAGTCCGCTGTCCGACGCGAGCTCGTAATCTGTCGTCTGCAAGGCTTGATCGCATTCGGTGATCGAAGCGATCGCCGTGACGGGCCAGCGCGACAAGCGCAACGGTACGGCGGCGGCGACCTCACGACAGGAATGGTCGAGACGAAAAACTTCCGAGATGGTCTCGAGCACGATCCGGCGCGTGAGATAATCCTCGATCGCCGCGGAGCTTTCGCGGATCCAGCGCAAGAGCAGCGCATCGTCCTGGCGGCCTCTGATCGAAAGCTCTTGGCGCACCGTGTCGAGCCGCGTGAAATCCCGCGTCGAGGCTGCCGTTGTGACCGTCAGAATTGACTGCATTGCCGCGTCAATCTCCTCTCGGTCCAGCCTGATCCTCGGAGCCGCGCGCGTCCGCCTGGGGCGCGTCGGGCCGGCTGCGCGCAAAAATCGTCACGGCCGCCGTCGATACCCGGACGATCGGGCGCGTGATGCCGCCAATCAGAGCGCGCAAAAGACGTGCGACCGGCGACGTACTCGTCGTCAACCGCTTGGCGATTTGCCGCAAGCCTGACGCCTGCGGCGTTGTCGCCGCCGGCGCGCTTTTGCCCAGAAGATGGGCCGCCGAGGCAACCGGCGCGCTCAAGGCCGTCGCCGCGACCGGCGTCTGATGCGTCGCCGCATGATTGACGGTCGGAACTGCGACATTGATCGCGGGCAGCAAGCGTGCCAGCGCCTTGACCAGCGTGGCTGAGAGCGAAACGCTTGCCGAACCCGATTGCGATACCGCGCGCGTCGCCGAGGATGACACGACCGGCGCGGTTTGCGTCGGACTGGCCTTGGCCGGCTGACTCACGCGCGTCGCGATTGCGGCCACGGCAACGGCAATGGCGCGGCCAATCAAAAACGCCCGCCGCGCCAAGGCGGCAGTCGAAGCCCTGGCCAATTTCCCGGGCAAACCGACGCGCGACGCGACCGGTGAAGTCGACGCCGCTGCCGGTTTTTGACCTTGTCGCACGAGCCGCGCGGAGGGCGCGGTCGACGCCTGAGCGGATTGCGTGAGACCGCCGCCACCCGAAGTCTTGGATTTGAGCAGCGAGGCGACGATCGGGCCGAAAGCGCTGCTAAAGGCGATGCCCCACGGATTGGCTGCGGTCGAATTCGCGCGCAGCAGCTTGCCCGGGACGCGCTTCATCGACGCGAGCGCCGCATTGGTGGCAAGACCGAGCTTGGTCTTGAGCGTCGTGATCGAGGCTACCGCCGCGTTCGAGGCGGCGGCGGCTTTCGATAGCAGATGACCCTTGGTAAGGCTTGCCGCGGCCGAGGTTGCGGCGAGGCAGCTTTGCGTGAAGGTCGTGCCGGTTGCTACATCCTGCACGCGCACATGCGCGACGACGCCGTATCCGGTGCCGCCCGTGACGCGCATGCGAAAGATGGTCGACGCGAAGGTTAGGCTTTTCGAGGCTTGATTGGCGACCCAATCCGCGTCGCTCGTGCGCTCGACGCCAGACGCATCGAAAAAATGATTGGCCGCGCCCATCGTCTGATTGTTGACCGGTGTAAAAAGAACCGTCGAGCCATCGAGAAACGCGACCGTCATCGGGCCGTTTTGAAACGAGGTATCGCCGATCGCCGCCGTGATCCGGAACGTCCCGGCATGCGGCAAATCGATCCGGAAGTCAGAGGTGCGGCCAGGCTCGGCGTAGTTGATGCCGGCAAGACGCCGATCAATCGCGGCATTTCGATCTGCCGCCGAGGCGCCGATGTTTTCTTCCCAGCCCGCGCTATTGGTCTGCGTCGTCGTGACGGGATAAATCGAAGAGCCTTGGTTTGTGCCAAGGATCGGGAATTCATTGGTTGCGTCGACAACGAGGCCGGACGATCCGCGAAAGTTGATGCCCTGATCGAAGCGCGGCGCGCCCGAGAAGGACGTTCCCAAGGCAGCGACAGCGTTGTTGATCGCCGCAGCGATCTTGCCCGCGCGCCGCGACGCGCTCGTGACGGGCGCGGTCGTTGCCGCCGCTATCTTTTGCGCCTGACGCTTCAGCGATGCAGCGGCCGAATTCGAGAGCGCTCGCGCCGTACTGACGAGCGCCGTCCGCAGTGCCAGCGGACTGACCGTGCCCTGCAAGGTCTTCGCGAGCCCTCGGGTGAGCGCTGCCGACGCTGCGTTGCTCGCCTGTGAAACGCGGCCTCTGATGCTCGATTCCGACCCGACCGGCGATGTCGTCGCCGTGATGGTTTTACTTTGCGCGATCTGCGCCGCGCGCGATGCCACGGCGCTGTTGCTCGCCGAGGCCTGATGTCCCGTCTGCGACGCACGGCTTGCGGCGGCGCTCGTCGCGCCGCGCCGGATAATCCCGCTCTGGGATATCCTGGTTGCAGCGGCGCTGTCGCTTGCGCGCGCAATTTTGCCCGTCTGTGTGCTACGCGAGGCGACCGGTGCGGTCGAACCGGTACAGCCTTGATTGTAGGTCGTGCCGCTCGGCGCGTCCTGGACGCGCAAATAGGCGAGAACGCAATAGCCCCCCATCCCGACCGCATGCAGCCGGAAGACGGTCGAGGAAAAGGTCAGATCGACATAAGCGTTGTTGTTGGCCCAGTCCGTGTCGCTCGTCCGCTCGACGCCGGTTGCGTCGAAATAATGATTGGCCGACGAGGTCGCGGCATTATTGACCGGCGTCGCCAGGACCGTCGTGTTATCGACGATCTCGACCTTGAAAGGCCCATTGGCGAAGGATGCGTCGCCCGCCGCCAGGTGAATGCGATAAGTGCCTGCCGACGGTAAATCGATTCGGAAATAGGCATCTTGACCGGGCGGCGCATAATTGATACCCGCCAGGCGATGATCGACGCCCGTGCTGCGATCTGCTGCCGAGCCGCCGAGATTTTCTTCCCAGCCGACATTATTGCCTTGCGCCGTCGTCGAGAGATAGATCGACCCTGCCTGATTGGTGCCGAGGATTGGCGCCTCGGTGCCAGTATCCGTTACATAGCCGCTCGTGCCGCGAAAATTGATCGCTTGATCAAAGGCCATCGGCGACCTGCGCGGTTTAGATTACGGATCGACTGCCGCTTGACCCAAGCACCCGATCAAAAATCCGGCTTATAGACATAGACGTTCTCGGTCACACGATTGGCGAGAATGAAGCACTCGTCGACGGCGTCCCATATCCAGCGCTTGAAGCAGCCCGAGCCAACGCCGCCGCCATCATTGAAAGCCGGCACCGTGTCGCCGCCGACATGGGATCCTGTCCACTGGGTGAAAACCTTCGTCACCGGATTGAACAGCACGAGCGTATTGCCGCCCGTCCACCCGACAAAATTGCCGCTCGGCGGATGGTATTCCCAGCCGGGATAGCTGAAGCCGCCCTGCAATCCGCCGGCGTTGCCTGTCCAGGCAACATTCTGGGTCGTGGTCAGCGTCGCAAGATTGATCTTGGTGAGGTTGAACGGCCCCACGCACCACAACTCGCCCGTCGCCGTGTCGAGCGCGCCCGTCATATGATAGTCGGGCAGCACGGCGTTGACCGCGGCAAAGGCGTAGGTATTGGCGACCGGATCGTACCAGGCGCCGCCGAGATTGTTATCGTTGCCGATAATGAAGACACGGTTGGACGTGCCGTCCCAGCAGGCGCAAAGACCGGGCACGCCGGAACCGATCGTCCCGCCGAAGGGGCTTGTATAAGTGGGCGTGTGCGTCCAGCCGGCGAGTGTCGGAAGCGCAGCGCCGACCGCGGCCATGTCGAAGATGAAGCCGCGATTGCTGCCGCCGCTCTCGCTGCCGCCTGAGGCGCAGAGAATCTTGTTGTTCGACGGCATATAGACGTTCGCGCAATAGGAATGGTGCGGAAACGGATTGCCGTCCGGATAGGCGTCGAGAACCCAAGGATTGCCCGAAGAAATATTGAGGCCGCGGATATCGCTCGGCGTCGTCACCCGCGACCAGGTTAGCGTCTCGAGCGAGAAGATATAGACCTCGTTGCCGTAATAGTCGTGGTGGCCGCCTTGCGCCGGAATGACGACGCGGCGATTGAGCGTGTCGAAGGCGGCGCCGGCCCAGGCTTCAAAGACGCTTTTGACGCCGGAGCCGCCCTGAATAGCGGTCGATTCCGCACTGTTATAATCCGCCGCCGACGTGACGGCATTATAGGCGACCGAGGCGAGTTGCGAGCCCGAGACTGCCTTCCAGCTTCCCGGTGCCATGGTCGCGAGCAGCTTTGAGAGCGCGCTGCGCGGCGAGACACCAAAGGTCGGGATCGTCCCGAAATTGTCGCCAGGCGTTCCGACGCAATTGCGCACATCGAGCCAATTGGCCGCGCTCGTGAGGCGATTATAGGCCGACTGCGCCTGCGGAACGTCCTGGTCTATAAGTCGCGAGAGCCACGGGAGAATATAACCCCAATAACCCTTTGCGGCGTTGCCGGGCGTCGCTGCGCCGCCGCCCTGCAGGGTATTGTTGATGCCATTATCGGTGAAATTGACGCCCTTGTTGGCATTGAAGACAGCCACCCAATCGTCATAGAGATCGGTATAGTCCGGCGTGTTCGAGGTCGGCCCTTCGATGAAGAGCGAATTGGCCGCATAAGTGAAGGGATAGGTCGTGCCGTTTGTGTTTTCGCCGAGCAAGCCGAGCAGATAGTCGGCGGTGAAATCACGCAGCGCGATCGTGTTGGTGAGATCGGTCAGCGCCTTCGTATCGATTAGGGCGCAGATTTCGTCGCCGAGATATTCCTTTTGCCACGGCCGTCCCTGCGCGACCGTGAGACTATCGACGTTGTCGCGGCATTCCGCATCATAGGCAATGCCGCGGGTGTTCTGTCCTGACAGCTGCGATGTCGCGAGCATGACATCGATCTGCCGGCTCGCGACCGCGCGATAATCCGTCGCGACCAGATCGCCGGTCGGCGCCACGCTCGCGAGCTGCCCCCAGGTTCTGAGCCGCCACGCCATCCCACGGGTCTGCGGGAACATGATCTTGTTGACGCCGGTACCGCGCGCCGAGCTCGAATTCTCGCACAGGTAACAAAGCGCCGATTGAAAATCCATGATCTGCTTGAACCGCCACTTGGCGGTCAGCAGCCACGCCAGATAACCGCCCGAGCCGTGATGCGCGTCTTCCCAGAAATTGACGCCGTCCGCCGTGAGGCCAGGCGTCCCGAAACCGCCGCCATTCGGACCTTCGAAGGTATAGGTCGGATAGACCGAAGGCCGCGACGGCAGGCATGCCGCCGTGTCGGTCGAGCCGCGCCAGACGATCGGCTGCGTGCCGGCGAGAATCTCGGAATTCGCGAGGACCGATTTATAGGCGCGATTGTCGGCCTGCGACGTGATGAAGAGATTGTCCCAAGTCGGCGTCCAACCGACCGCGTTGTGAAAGCCGGGCCCGGCGCTGTCGCTATCCCAATTGCCGTTGCCGCCGCGCGTATAGGCAGTGACGAGGCCAGTGAGAAGCAAGCCCTCGTTCTGGCTGCCGGGCGGGAAGCTTGCCGGCGGCGCATCGCCGAAGAAATTCGGCATGAGCTTCGAGGCGACGATGTCGGCGACATTGTGCGTCGGCACGAGCGCGGGATCCGTGATGCCGACCCAGGCATTGCCCTGCACCCGCGTATGAGCGAGATGGGTGATGGCGGTCGGGCCAAACACCGTAACGCCGCCGATGACGATCTTGCAGGTATAGGCGCGATCGGCATTGGCAATATCGACCCAGCCATTGTCGATCGCGACATAGATTTCGGCCGAGCCGAATTTGTAATAGTCGACATGAAACTCGACAAAGACGCCGGATTGCGTCTTGCCATAGATGATCTGCTCGTGCTGCGGCCCCGCCATGACCGTCATGAGCGGGCTGGCGAGCAGGGTCGAGAGATCGACGATGCCGCCGACGCCGAGATCGACGTAGTTCTGACCGGCGACGTTGAAGGCCGAGGAGGCCGCCACGTTCGCCGGCGTCAGATTGGTGCCGCTTGAGCTCGTCTCGACGACCGAAATCGTCAGATCGGTATTGGCGACGAAAGTGCCATGGCCGGCAGCGGCAGCAAATTTGATGCTGCCATCCGGCCAATAGACCAGCGGGACGACCTGGCCTTCCGCGATATTCAGCGACAGCGGGCCGTCCGTCATGCCTTCCGGAAATTGCGGCAGGCCGATCAGAAAGGGCTTCACGGCGCTCGTCGTCGAGCGCTCTTTGAAGGTTGTGATCGTGGCCCCGCTGCCCGAAGGCGTCGGTGCGTGCGTTACCGTGAGCTGGGCGCGGCGGCGATGCGGCAAGTCAGACGACCGTTACGTAGCGGGTGCCATTGCTGACATCGACGGTGATGATGTTGACCGCGCCCGCCGCCGTCTGCCATGTCGCCGTGCCCAGAACAGTGCACCCCGCAAGAGTGACGGCGCGATTGCCGGTCGCATCCTGCTTCACGACCAGCCGATAGCCGAGGCCGTTCTCGCCATTGGCCAAGGTGATCGTGGCATCACCGGCGAGGGTGACGCGCGCGATCGGACTGGCCAGCAGATCCCAGGCGAGCGATGCCGCATAACTCAGCACCGCTTCGTCCGGGATCAGCGACACGATCAGATCGCGCATCGTCTGCTCGACGATCGTGCCGACTTGATTGTCGACAAAGAGCGATGTCAGCAAAGCGACGCGCGTGCGGATCGTATCAGCCATGGCTGCGCGCTCCGCGGCAGAAGAAGAAAACGGCCAGCGCTGCCGTCACGATTGACGATCAGCCAGGGACCATTTTCAGGCCGAAGGTGAAGGCGACGCTGTCACCGCTCACCACGTTGATCGCCGAGAAGACCGAGCGGATGAGCATATTGCCCGTCGATACGGCGTCGAAGAGAGCGGCCTCGGTGATGGCAAGGGTCGATCCGGCCGTGACGGTTCCGACGACCTGGTAATTGTCATTGGTATTGGTGACCGTCGTCCGGCTTTCCGTGCCGACCGTGCGGCCGCCCGATGTCGTCGGGGCGGATTCGGTTTGCAGCGCGGTGTCCGACGTGGCGGCGGCATTCGTCCCGACGCCCCAGCCGATGTTTTTCGGCGCGGTACCGGCCTGAATGATCCGGTTCGTGATGATGGCAGCGCCCGCCGTCGTGAAGACGGTCGCGAGCCAACCCTGCAGCTGGCGCAAGCGCCGGCGCACAGCAGCGCCAAGCGGCAAGACGGCCGGACGAGGCCGGCCAATGGCAATATCCGACATGATGCGACTCCTTGGTTGAGAGAGCAGATCAGGAGCCGCGGCTGTCGGACCGCGGGAGATTGGGCGAAGAAACTAAGCGGCGACGAGGAAGCTGAACGTGAAGGGCTCATCGACGCGATGGGTAACATCGGTCTTTTTCAGGCGCCCGGACGGCAGCCCCTCGGCGATTTCGATCACGACGCTCTTCGTCGGAAAATCGAAACGCTTGGCGCGCAGGCTGAGACGCACACTACCAAGATCGAGATGAACCGCCGGCGAGAGCCCGGCCTTTCGCCGCAATCTTGCCGTGCCGGTCGTCATGCCGTCCTGAATGGCGAGATGGGCCGTGCCGCCGGCGGCGGCACGCTCGAGCGATGTAATCGTGACCGTCACGATCCGCGTTGATTGATGTGCCTGCATGTCTTCCTCGCTGTGTCGGCAGCGGCGTGATTATGGGAAAGGTCTAGCTTTTGGCGATCCCTGCCGCCGCGGCGCGGGCGCTGTGCGCGTCGGCGATGAGCTTGCCGCAATCCTCGTCGCCGACAAGATCGGCGAGCGTCTTGCGCTGCTGCTTGATCGCATCGCGGTGTGCCTGCAGGCGGTCTTTCTCGATATCCCGCTTACCCTGATCGAGATTGGCGGGCAGCCCGGCATAGGCGGCCTCGAGATCGGGCAATTGCGCCTCGGCCTCGGCGATATGATGATGGAGCGCCGCCTGACGCTGCTCACGCGGCGTGCGCCCTTCGCCAACCGACCGGACATCGACCTCGAGCATCGCGCCGAAGCCATAGGCCTTTAACGCCTTGGCATGATCTTCCGGTGTGTCGCACACGACCTTGAACGTCAGCACCGGGTCGCCTTCGGACGACACGGCCTCGACGATGAGGCCGGGCAAGCGCAGCTTGCCGGCGCGGCCCTTGTGGCGGCCATCGGCGACCACGCTGTCGATTTCGACCTCGGTGTCATGGACGGTGTGGACCGAATACCCTTTGAGCGTCGTCTTCATGTCAGATGCCCTTTCCGAGGTTCGCCAGCCAATGGCCGAGTTTCATCAAGAGGAGGCCGAACCATGTCGGCGTTCCAGGCGTTGCAGTGATGACACCGATCGAGATGACCGGTTCTTCCGCCGGCGCCGCCGCGGTCCCGCAGACCGGACATTTTCCATCGAGCACGGCCGGATACATCGCCATCGGATGCGGCGTGATGACGCCCTGCATCGCGCAATAGGCGCAGCGCGGCCATTTCTGCGCGACCGTCAGGCATTCGTTGTGCGCCATGGCATCGCGACGGATCTTGAGCTCTTTACCGAGCGTCGATCCGCTGCGAATTTCGGCGGCAATATCAATCGAGGGCAGCGCGGTCATGGGCGATCACCGGATTGAAAGGGCGGCCCCCCGACAGGAGCCGCCCTCCGTCGCGCGCGCTACGTCATTCCCGTGTGTCGGCGCGGGAAAGGATGCTGGCGAGAGAAATCTGTTTGAATTCCATCAGTGCGGACTCTGGCGTGGCATTCAAAATCTCGACACCGGCCGCCTTGGCGTCCGCATCCCAACCACAAAAGCCCGGCAGAAAATCGCGCGTATAGAGCTTCGGGTCGGTGTTGCGATATTCGTCGTGATGATGCGACCGGCCCGCGTCCTCGCGCATGTCGAAACCGAGCAAAACGATCCGCGTCGCGCCCATGGCAATGGCGAGGCTGATCGCGGACTGGCCAGAGGATTGGCCGAGCCGCACCATCTCCGACCTCAGCGGCGGGAATTCCGGCATCAGAATGCCACGGATGCGCCGCACCTTGTCGGGAAGTGCCGCCTTGGTCGCGCGCGAAAAGGTGACAACGAGCTGCGGCCACTGGCGCACGATATCGACGTGGCACTCAAACCAGGAATTGTCGGTGAAGAAGAGAATATCGGCCCACGGCGCCAGCAGATGCGACGAGTTGACCGCGATCACGCGCGCCGAGCCGGCGGCGTGGCGCGCCGCAAGGCCGCTCAGATCCGCATCGCGCAGGCTCGGTCCGCCACCCAGAATGAAGACGTCCTGGCCACGCCATAAAACCTCCGGCGTCCAGCATTCCTCTTGCCGGCTGTAATCGAGAACGAGATCCATCAGCGCGAGCGCCAGCCCGAGACGATAGCACGATTGGCACGATGATGAGCGAGATCGCCGCGATAGCGAAAAGGGTCGCGCTGATCGACCGACCGCAACTGCGGCCGGTTTTCATCCGGATGCGTCAACTCCACGAGAAAAACGATATCGCTGTCGGCGACGACGATCTGACGCCCTTCCTCGACCAGCTTTGCCGGCCAGTAATGATCCCAGACGCCGCACTTATCGTGATGGGCGAAAAAATCGAGGTCGCTCGGCCGGAAGTGCGCCAGCCAAATCGACGGCAGAAGATGATGCACGGCGTAAAGTCCGCGCCCCAGGCTTTGAATAGCGATGCCGGTTTTCCAGCAATTGGCCATGTCAGCCGGCACGCGCGCGTCGCGCCAGGTGCAATGCAAAGTCTCGAGCGCGAGCCCGACCAGCTGCCGGTTATCGATATCGCCATCGGGCAACGCGGCGAGAAACCGGTCGTGATCAACCCGCGGATGCGGCGCCGCGATACAAGCATCGGCGCCGCGTACAAGCGTTTGCAGATGATGCAGCGAGCCGTCGCCCCAGAACCAATCCGGACCGAGGGTAATCATCGTCGCATCGCGCATGAGACAAGCCGCGATTTCGGCCGTCATCGCGCGGCGCAGCATCTCACCCGCGTTGTCAACGCGCGGCATGATATTGAGCTCGACATGCGCGAGCCGGCTCAAAAGCGCAACCGCGCGATCGGCCGAGGCAACGTCGGTATAGAGCGCCACCTGCGTATTCGCTTGGTGATGTAGCGCTCTACGGTTGTCGCTTTGGAGCAGCGAACGCACCGCGACTCGCTCCAGCATGTCGAGATAGCGCTCACCATAGACGAGACAAAAAAAGCGGATCATGACGCCCCGTTTCTCAGCCGCTCGCGCACCGTCGGCCACGCCGCAACGCGCCACGCTTCGAAAGCATGACGGTCGGCATCCGAAGGCGGCCGCTCATTCGTCGTGCGATCGCGCGGCGTCAGCCCGGCGCTCCAATGAAGATGGGCGATGCGGATGTCGCGGCACAGCGTCCCAACCGCCAGCTCGGCGGCGATCAATTCATGCACATCATCGATATAGAAATGCTTCAGCGCCGGACAGGCGAGCCAGCCCAGATCACGGATCAGCTCGCCACCATAAGCAGCCGCGCCAAGCCGGCGATTGAGCCCGTCATCGGCCCAGGCGATGCCACGGCGGCCGGCCGCTTGCGGCAGAAGCCCATCCCAGCCCTGAGTTTCCGGCAGCATGTCATCGTTGATATTGCCGTACCAAGGCCGCCCCGGGAACTGGCCGACCAGATAATTGAGCTTTGGCCCGAGATAGAGTCGCGGACACACGTGAAAGATCCAGCGCCGCGGCAACGCGACATCTGAATAGAGATCGACTTCATCCTCATCGATACCGACAACGCCGGGCTCGGTCGTCACTGTCTTAGAAAAAACCCGGGCGATGAGCTGCGGACGTCCCCGTGACGGCAGCAACCACATCACGCCGCATCCCACAGGCGCCGCGCCCAATGCGTCGGCGGCAGGTCGCATTGTTTCGGCGCGCCATGAAAACACATAAGTCGCGCGCCGGCAGGCGCCGCTACATCGCAAGCATCGCGCTTATAGCTGACGATCTGGCCCGGCAGTTCCGATTGCCAGAGCGCCGAGATCGCGCCGAGCGCGGTTTGCTCGATGAAGCCCTGATCGCCGCGATCGGACTTCTCCATCCAATGGAGCGGGGCGTCCGCGAAGATTTCATAAATTTCAGAGGAGTCACCCGACCAAGCCATGACGCCGGAGCCGCGCCGCGTGACCTGATAGAAATCACGCAGCATGACGAAGGGCCGGCCGCGCGCGAGCGCGGCAATATCGCCGAGATCGCCCAGCACGAGCGTATCGAGATCGAGATAAAGCACCGGGCCCGGCAAGCGGAAGAGCTCGAGCTTCGCCCACCATCCAGGCCACGCATGCTCGAGTGGAATTCGCTCGCAAGGCAAGCCATCGCGGTCAGTGAAACAGACGAACCGGCATGGCTCGCTCAGGTGGCGATCAACTTGACGGCGCAGCCGGGTGACCCAATTCGGGTTGTAAATACCGCCGGAACGCAGGACGCAAGCGACGGTCAGCACGAAAGCTTATTTCCCTACCGCTTTCTCGATTTTGGCCGTCGCTGGGATGACTGTCGCGCTGACGGAGGCTGCCGTGACCTGCACTTCAGGACTTGGGTCAGCCGGAGCCGGTGCCGCACGCTCAGCGAGTTTCTTCACCGGCGGGACGTAATCCTCAGCAAGCCCGAGATTCTTCCAGAATTCGCAGGTCGAATCTCTGAATTCACGAATATCGCCGATCCCGAACTTGGTCTCGCGATCGGTGCCGCGATGCTCATCATGCAGCACGTGATTTTGCGTAAACCGGATTTTGGGCATGGCTATTCCTTTGCGGCTTCACCGGCCGGCGCCGCGCGGCACCGGCCTTTGAAGCAGGGGAGAAACGAGACTTAGTCGACGATCGCGGAAGGCAGCGTGCCCGATTGCTCGCGCGGCTCGTGCAGCAGATAGAGAATGCAGCCGAGCTGCGCATTGGTACCGACATCGCCGATCTCGGCGATGACGCAATCGAAGCCGTTCGCGACGTCGAGATCTTCGGCTTTGACATCGATCACGACGATCGCCGCCTGCTCCGCGAGATCGGTATTGGTCCAGGAATTGGCCGTGGCGAAGCTGTCATGCGTGGCGGGCACGCCTGACGTCGAGGTTGTGAATGTGCCGGTCGACAAGAGATTGGTCGCGGCCTGCTTCTTATCGATGCGCGAGAAATTGAGCGCTTTTTTGCCGGTGCCCGAGACGTCCGACGCCTGCGACAAAGTGATGGTCGGATCCTCGCCGTTGGTACCGATCGCCTTGAAGAAGACGATCGCGCAGCGGCCATAATTCTTGAGGCTGACGTAGTCGGAAGACGGAGCGGCCGTATGCATATCGACCGGTAGGAAGCCGGAGACGATCTGCAGCTTTTCGATAGCGTGTTGATTGAGCGACATGGAGGAAAACTCCCTGCACCGCCGGCACGATTGCCGCGCGGATAAAAGCGATGGAAGGAAGAGCGGCGCCGAAGCGCCGCAGCGAATTCAGCCGTTAAGGCCGCGTCGCGAGTGCGACCGCCCAGGAACGGGTATTCGAGCCGTTCTTCGGGCTCATCGAATCACCCCAATAGGGCTGGCCGTTGACGCGGAAGATGAACCGGAAAGCCATGAGCGCCTGATCGAAATAGAGATGCATCGACACATCGGTCCGGATGTCCTGGCCGGCTTTCTTCAGCGCCATGTATTGCGTGAGATCGGCGAGGATGATGTCACCGGCCGTGCCGATGGTCGAGCAGGCCTCGACCGGCACGACGGGTCGGCTCATCAGCAAGCCATAGGGGCTTTCCGACAGGCCACCAGGCGGCATATAGGCCGGGACCTTCGAAGTCGCTTTCGGATCGAACGCCATGGCGTTCAATTGCGGCTCGACGTCCTGGTTGATCAACCAGACCGCATTGCGGCGGCACGGTGCATAGAGCCGTGCCCACATCTTTTGAATGTTCGCGAAATAGATCGTCGCGGTCGCCTGCGAAGTTTCGGCCGAGATGGTGATCAGCGATTTCGCATTGAGAATGCCGAGCGGCTGGCCGACGCCGGTGCCCGAGATGATCGCGGTATTGATTTTGGCCTGCATCTTGGCCGGCGCCTTGGCGCGCAGCCAGGACTCGAGACCGGGCGCGTCGTCGAGCAACTCATCCGAAATCGGCACAAGCGCCATCAGTTTTGCAAGGCGAATGGTCGCCATTTGCAATTGCGGCTTGGTCACCGTCGGCGCTTGACCTTCGCCTTCCCAATTGACCTGAATGCCATTGGTCGTATCCCAGGGCGTCGTCTCATCTTTCGGATAGGTCATCGAGTTGGAAGCGGTCTCGAGCTGGTCGCAGCGGGTCAGGAGATTTTCCTGATCCATGACCTTGACCCAGATCGATTGCCGGAAATCCGGCGGCACGGCGAAGCCACCATCGGCACCGGTGCCTTCATTGCCGAGCGTCGTCTGCGCGGCCATGAGGCGCTTCACGCCATCATCGTCATAGCGCTGCCGCGCGTGATTGCGGACCGATTGAGCGAACTCCCCGAAGCTGCGGAAGCCCATGCGCCCATCATTGGTACGCGCCTGAGCGGGAATGATGATGCCATCCTTATTGGCAGGCTCGGCGGACGTCCGGCGGCCGGACCCTTGCGGCACGAGCGCGGAACGCGCGTCGATCTGACGCTGCAGTCCCTTAATCTTGTCGGCGAAGGCTTCGACGTCCTTCAATTCTTCGGGCGTTAGGTCGCGCCCTTCGTCGTCGGCCGCGGCGACGATCGCTTCCGAACCGGTGCGCGCTGCCGTGAGATCAGCGCGAAGCTTTTCCAGCATGGCGGCAGGATCCGCCATTGCGAAGATGGGAAGTCCCGCTGCACAGGCCAGCAGGGCCAGGGAGGCCTTTTTCATTTACTGCTCCATGTCGATTGCCTGGGCTTTCAGACCGAAGGCATAGGACGCCTAAGACCCAGGCGCGGGGTTACCCGGTTTGACCCGGAATCGAAATTTCAGGCTTTAATAACGCGCGCGAGCGCGGCCGCGGCGGCGGCACGATTGGGCCGATGGGTGACGAGCGGCATCCGGAAGCAATGGAATTTGGCGCGGTCGACCGACATCGCCGCGACCTTCATCGGCTCGTCGATGACATCGCAAAAGCCGCGCGCCTGGGCCTCGGCCGGGTTCATCCAGGTCTCGGCATCCATCCAGGACTTGACCTGCTTCGCCGCATTGCGCGTGCGATTGACATAAGTATCGACGAGCGTCTGATCGATGACGTCGAGCAGATCAGCCTGATTGCGCATCTCGCTCGCATTGCCCATGGCGAAGCCCCAGGCGCAATGGATCATCATCAGCGATCCTTCGGCCATGTGGATTTGCTTGCCCGCCATGGCGATGAGGCTCGCGATCGAGGAAGCCTCAGCGTCGATGTAGACGGTGATATCCGCAGGATGCCCGGCGAGAAGATTGTAGATCGCGCGGCCTTCGAAGACGTCGCCGCCGGGAGAGTTGACGCGCACGTCGATCGATTTCACCGCGCCGAGCGCCTTCAGATCTTTGGCGAATTGGCTTGCGGTAATACCTTCGTCAAACCAGCTGCTGCCGATCGCCCCATAAAGGTAGATCTCGGCAGCATCGCCGTTCGCCTTGACGCTGTAATGCGCTGGAAGCTTTGGCGGCTGATCCTTTTGCCGCGCGAAATTCGGGCGCAGCACGGGCGACGCGGCCAAAATGCCTCGGTCGATATGCATGATCAGCCTCCGGGCAATACAAGAACGCGCAGACGCTCGCCATCGATGATGAGCTCGCGAACATTCAGATTTGAGAGATTGCGCGTGGAGAGTTCGGCATTTTGCACGTAACCGAGCTCGAGCGCCGATCCTGCCGCACCCGCCGCGCCATCTTTGCCATCGCGGCCGGCTTTTCCGGGCGCCCCTTGTTTTCCAGGAACGCCATCCTTGCCGTCGCGCCCGTCATGGCCAGGATTGCCGTCTTTGCCATTCACCCCGTCACGGCCATCCTTGCCCGGAGGGCCCTTCAGATCGAAGATCTCGCTCGCACCGTCGGAAAAGCGCAGCACAACGTGGCCTTGCGCGTCACGCTCGACCGCGACAATGCCGCGCCCGTCTTTGCCGTCGCGACCGTCGCGACCAGCAAGACCGTCGCGGCCGACGGTACCGTCCTCACCATCCGCGCCAGGTGCGCCGTCTTTGCCGTCGAGTCCATCCTTGCCATCTTTGCCATCAACGCCGTCGCAGCCGGGCGCGCCATCCTTACCATCCGCACCGGGCGCACCGTCTTTGCCGTCGAGACCATTCTTGCCATCTTTGCCATCAACGCCATCGCGGCCAGGTGCGCCGTCCATGCCAGCGAGGCCATTTTTGCCGTCGAGACCGTTAATGCCGTCTTTGCCATCGAGACCGTCGCGGCCAGGCGCGCCATCCTCGCCGGACGCGCCAGGGCGGCCATCCTTGCCATCAAGACCATTAATGCCGTCCCGGCCGTTGAAACCATCACGGCCATCGCGTGCAATCGGGCGTTGCTCGAGCGCCGTGAGGCGCCGTCCAAGTGCTGAAAGAATGCGATTGACCGCAGCCCAAGGCCCAGCGCCGGCATTCGGCCGCGCACCGGCGGTTTCATTTGCCGCGAGCGCGAGCGCACCCGTCTGAAGGCGGTTAGCCATCGACGAAATCCAATTCGTTCGCCCATACCATAAGTGCGGCTTTCGCCGTACGTTCGGCCGGCTCGTCGTCCGGCGCGGGTTCGGCGTTCTCTTCCGTGGCATCGGGATCGGCGGCGGTGCCGGGCGCAGGAAGCGCGATCGGCGCGGCGCCGATCTGTTGCAGCGTCGTCAGATTGGCCTGCACGAGATGCTTATCGCCTTCGGGCCCGATCTGATTCATGTCCTCGCCGGCGAGAATCATATTCGCCGAGAAGGCGCCTGTTTCCCACATCGTCTTGTAGAGCGCCGCGCGCGCCGCAGCATCGCCGCGCAACAAGGCAGCCAACATGATCTTCGAATAGAACGCTTGCCGGTTCTGTCCAAAGAGCTTGAAGTCAGCCTCTTCCTCGAGCCGCTTGACCCAAGGCACCACACAGTCGACCACGACCTCGACGGTCTGGCTTTCAATGTTGCTATGGGTCGCGCGATCGAGCGCCGCGACCTTGTGCGGCGGCACGCCAAACCAGCGGCAGATTTCGAGCACAAGATGCTCTTGCGTTTCGAGGAACTGGCCCTTGTCGGGGTCAACCTGGACTTGTTTGAACTCGGCGCCATTGTCGAGCACGATGACGTCGAAAGCGCGCCGCACGCCTTTGAATAGATTTTTTAACTCTTCTTTGAAGCGTGCGAGGCCTTCAGGCTTCAGCGCCGTCTTCTGTTGGATGATGCCATTGACGGTCATCCCATTGCCAAAGAAAGCTGCGCCGAAGAGCTGCGCCGCCTTCGCCCACCCGATGCTCTCGGCCGCATATTGCATGACGTTGACGCCGATCGGACCTTCGCCAAACCCGCGCAAATGGAACATGTCCATCGCGTCGACGATGACCTTGCCCTTCGTACCATTCGATACTTCGAAGACCAGTTTGCCGTTCTCGATATCGCGACGCGGTAGCACGCGCTCCGGATGAATGGGCCAGAGCGCGAAGGGCCGGCCGAGCTGATCGCGCTCGATCTCGGCGTAACCATTTCCCCAGCGGAGCGCCCAGTGCACCATGGTCTCGCGGAACTGGAACGCCGACCATTCCGCGCTCGGCCGCTTGTTGAGCAGATTGTCGATCGGATGGCTCGACTTGAGCTCACCACCCTTCTGCGTTTCCTGCATCACGCGCCACGGCAGGCTCGCGACGGTCTGGCTCACATAGCGCAAGCACGCCCAGACCGCCGGCACGGTAATCGCGGTGTCGGGGGTAACGACCGGCCCCGCGAGCGAGCGAAAGACGTAGGGCACGCGATGCCGGTCGGGGTAGCTCGGCTCGCTGGTCTCGCGCGCGGCGAAGATTTGGCGGAAGCGGCCGAAGAGGCTCATCATCCATCCTCCTCCGCCATGGACAGGTGACGCCGTTCCCAGCGATCGCGCATTTCATCGAAGCGCGGGTGCCGCGGATCGGCGAGCACCGCCATATCGATATCAGGATCGGCCTGCGCTGCGGCGACGGTCGCCGGCGCGGTGCCTTCCACGTCCGCGAGCACGTCATAGATCGAGCGGCCGCGCGCTTCGGGGTTGCGCGCCAAGAGCGCAACGGCGGCGAAAATACCAATCAGCGGGTCGATCTTCGCGGAGCCCGATACCTGCTTCGTGATCAGAACCGCATTACCTTTGGCTTCTGTCTTCGCGTTGCCGAGGCACCAATTCATCAATTTGGTCTCGGCATGCCGGAGCGTGCCGGCGGCGAGGCGGCGTGCCGTCGTCTTGATCGTGCTCGATAAGGTCCAGCCTTGCCGAATGCCGATGATGCGCTCGGCCTCGACGGTGATGCCGCGGTCGGTCAGCTCGTCGACGATCTCGCTGATGCCGGCCGGGTCGACGCCGATCGCCTGCTTTTCCGGAAGAAGCCCCGCTTCGTCGGCACGCGAGATCAAATCCGCCACGGCAATCACGTCGTCGCCGGGCGTCGCGACAACGGTCAGAGTGCCTTCGTCCTCGAAATCATGCAGCCGATCGGCGATTTCCTTGCGACGATCGAACACGCTTTGATGCGCCCAGGCATGCGACCAGGCCAGCCAATCGCGCGTGATCTTATCGCGGCCAAGCGCGCAAAGCCCGAGCAAGTCATCGAGGCCGCCGCCATCGATGCCGAAGACGATGACATCGCAGCGCTCGAGCAAGCTCTCGAAGGTGAGCTCGGGCTCGACCGTGCTTTCCCAGAACTCGGCGCCTTCCCAACGATCCGAGCGCAGCGCGAGACCAATCTCGATATTGAGATGCTGCGAAGCCCAGCGGCGAAGCTCGCCTTCGTCCTTCTCCCGCGCCTTGGCATAGTCCTCGATCAGCCGCTGCACGAAGACCGAGCGGCCGACATTTGGATTGACCGCGGCCCAATGCGCGGGATCCTTCCACGCATTCGAGGTAAGCAGGCGTTCCGGCATCTCATAGAGCACCGGCAGCAACGCGCCCTCGGCCCGGCCATCGCGGACCGCGCGGGCATTCTCGAGCTCGGTCTTGAAGACGCCGGCCGGCGGTAGCTCCGACTGCGTCGTGATCATGACGAGAAAGGCTTCCGGAAACGGCATCATGCCGCCGCGGATCTGGCCCAGGACCCGACTTGCATTGAGCATTTCGCCCAGCAGGTGAAGCTCGTCGATCAAGGTTCCGATCGTCCGGCCACCCGTCTGGATCTTGGTGTCGAAGGTCTTGACCTGAAGCGTGGCACCGGTCGCGATAACCGTCAGCTTCTTCAAATGCTCTTGGACATAAATCCGTTTTTTGAGTTCCGGATCCGCCAGCACCATGCCGAGCGCCTGGCTGAAGGCTTGATCGGCGATCGATTGGGTCGGCCCGATGAACTGAAACGGCGAGCGCGGCCGGCGCGCGAGCAGAGCTGCCGCGAGCAGAAGTCCGGCGCCGCCCGTGGTCTTGTTGTTTTTCTTCGGGACGAGAAGAAACACTTCGCGAATCACGCGCGCCTGCGTCGCTGGATCGAGCGAACCGAAAAGCGCGGCGACGATGTCGAGAAACCACGCGCCCCCGGCCTCGCCGAAGGTCGGCGTGCCGATCACATCGGGCAATTTGAGGCGATTAAAGACCTCGATCGCCCGTTTTGCCTCGTCTTGCCAGAGCGGAAGCGTCGGCACTAGCGACTGGCCGTCGCGCAACCGGTCTTCCCAGTCGCGGCACGACAGATCCCACGGCATCGCTGAGGCCTGCCCTAAAAAAAAAGATTTCGCCGCCAGACCCGAAAAAATCTGTGAATGCCACCAATCGCGGTTAGGGCGGCGGGAGTTTTGAAGATTTAAGACCCCCTACCCCTCCGGCCGAAGAAGAGGCGCGGCGAGGCGCTTGGCACGCTGCTCGTTGGTCTTGCGCGTGTGACACGAGCCGCAGCGCAACAGGATGTTTGTTTCATCGAGCGCGTCGCCGCCGTCCTTCAGTTCTTCGATGTGATCACCGAAGACACGAATGCCGGTCCGATGCGGCGTCTTGCAGCGCGCGTCTTGGCAGCGTCGCCCGCGCTCCCTGATGAGACGCGCCATGAGGGCGCGCCATCCGGGCGACAGATAGAACGGCTCCGCGCGCTTGACAGCGGGAGGTGCCGCGCGCGTGTCGAGCGTGGCGAGCCTTGAGCCGAGCGTCTTGAGGCGCATCGCTATTGCAGCGTGCTGGCCTTTGGCGCGCCGGGATCGAGAAGTTCGGACCAACCGTCCCGCGACGCGGAGGGCTCAGCGGATTGATCCGCTTTGGGGGACGGTGGTTTCGAGAAGCCAAAGAGATCTTGATCGCCAAGCAGGCCCTCGCGCACGCCGCGATTGATCGCTACACGATCGAGCGGCGTCAGGCCGAACTTTGCCTCCAGCCGGCCGATCTCGCTTGCCGCCGTATCGCGGCGCTCGACCGAGGGATTAGTCCAAGGCCGCACGCCGCCGGCTGTAGCGCGGCCCATCATCGAGTAGCCGGTTGTGGCAATATCATCGATCGCGGCAATCCACTCCGCCTTCCAATAGCACAGCATGGCGAGCGCATCGCGATCGATCGAGGTAACACGTCCGGCCTGCACAAGACGAGGCGCCAACTCACGCCACACAACGAGCGCGGCTGATAGGCGTTGATCGGCGATGTAGGCCGGCGGCGACAATGGCTCGCCATCGATTGGCGGAGCGCTTGCGAGTAGCTGCGATAGACGCTCGGCCTGCGCCACAGCAGCTAGCCGCTTATCCTCGGCTATCTCAGCTTTGGTCCGGCGGCGCCGCGGCGCCACCTTGACCGGATCATCGCTCACGCGCGGCCTCGCTGCGGCAAAGCGGAGCAATTGCTCCGTAAAACGGGACTTTCAACGAAACGCCCGCCGCGGCAATGCCGGACGGGCGCAACTATCGAACCATGACTATGCTGATACGCTTGCATGTACCTCGCGGTCAAGCCCGTAATGAACAGCGAGGATCGAGAGCGTGCCGATCATCAGGCCAGATGCCGTCCGCGAGTGTACCGGACGCTCGTTCCAGCCATCGCGAATAGCCCATTGTTTCAAGGTTTTCTGCTCGCCGAGAACATGCCAAGCGAGATTGGCCATCGGCGCCCTGAGACCGCCCAACAATACGAGTGCGTTCCAGACACGGCGGCGCGCGGCGAGCGATCCTATCGACTTTTCCCCCGCGACTCCATCGACGCGGTCCATGGCGAAGGCGGTCGCGTGCAACGGTTCGAGCGCCGCCCGGGTAAAATCATCACGGAACATTTCGCCGGCCTTGCGCATTTCCGGCGTGATCGTCATGCGGCGCTCCATCACTTCGAGGATGTCTATCACGCGAAAGGGCTGTGACGGATTATCATCGATATCGGCGATTTGCCGCTGAACCCGCTCGACCGGACTGTGCTCGCCGCGTTCCTCGGTCGGATAGACGATATCGCGCCGGGCTCCGGCGTTTTTCTTCCTTTTGGCCATGTCACCCTCGGGGAATATCGGCGATACGAATGACGCGACCGCTCGCGCCACGAAGATTGGTTTCATGCTCGGAGAGCCATTGCCGTTGCGCCTGGTAGGACGGCGTGACGATGAGCGTGCCATCCGGACCGATGTCGAGCGCTGCATCCCTCAGCCAAACGCGGAGCGCATAGCGCAGATCCGCTCTCGTCTTGACGAGCAGACTTTGTTTCAGCGTCTCGGAATGATCAGGCAGAGAGGTGTCGTGGCCGTTTTTGATTTCGCCGGCGCCACGATTTTGAATTGGGTCCGGCTCGCGCGCGCGCCCGCGCGAAGGTTCTTTCTTAGGTTCCTTCTTAGGTTCTTCTATATTAGGCCCTGAACAGTTTACCGGCTTTTGGGAATCGTTTACCGGCTTTTCGGAACAGAGTGCCGGGTTTTGCGTGTCGTGAAAGCCGGTAATCTGTTCCGGCTTTGCCTCATCAAAAGCCGGCACGGTTTGCCGCGTTTCAACGCCGTCGGCATCGCCCGGATTGTATTGCGCGACGAGCTGCGCGCCCGCCGAAATAATCAGGGCGTAGGAGTTGCTGATCGATCGCCCGATGCGCCGGTTGGCGACGCGGCAGATCCATTCGCCCGTCTCGAGCGCGGCGAGCGCGAGGCGGGTCCCGCGATCGCTCAGCCCCGAATCCGAGGCGATGGTCTCGACCCGCGGGTTGAGCTTGCCGGTTGCCGTGTTGTGGCGCTCGACGAGTGCCCAGGCGACGATCTTCGCGGCCGGCGGCAAATCCGGATCGGCCATCACGGAGCGCAGCCACGCACGCTTCTCGCCCAATGTCGGCAGCCGTTCCGTCATGACGTTAACGCCTGCCCATGAGTTGCTCGCGCGTCGGCGGCTTGATGAACGCGCCCCCCCCGTCAGCGATGGCGGGATGCTCGATCGTCAGGCGCTCGAAAATATGGGCGAGGCCGATCGGCATCGTCGATGCGAGCCGCCCCGCATTCTGCGCCGCCATCTCGATGACGCGCGCATGCGGGCGCTCCTTCAGCCACGCCGTGATGGCGCCCGCGAGCGCCACGCGCTTTTCCGGCTCGGTTTTCGTGATCGCTATATCGGCCGCCTGAAAGAACAGCCCGCGCAACGCGCCCGGCACCGTGCGATAGGCATCCGCCACGGCGCCGATGATCAGCGCCGCGAGCGCGGGAATCCGCTCGCGCGAGATGCGCGCAAGCTGACCGAGCGCCATGGTTTGGCCGGCCGCGATCTTGTTTTCCGGAATCGGATAGCGCGTAATCGCGATGCGCGCCTTGGCAAGAGATCGGCTCAACTCGCGCGCCGCCTCGTCGCCGGCCGCGAGCCGCGCATGGTAGAGCGCAAACTGGTTGACCGTCACGCGGCTGCCATTGGCGCTGACGAAGGACGAAGCCGCTTCCTCGACCGTCATGTTTTTCAAGACCGAGGCCGGCACATGCGCGATGCCTAGGCGCCGCGCCGCCTCGAGCCGATGCTGGCCGTCAATCACATACCAGCCGCCGTCACCATCATCGGTCGCGAGCAAGGAGCCGAACGCGGCCCATCTGAATTTCGCGACCAGCAGATCGATCAACTTTTGCGAGCGCCGGCTTTCGAGCGTCCGCTGATAGCGTTCATCGGCGCGGACTTTGGCAACCGGCAACCAGGCGAGCTCGGGCGGCGCGCCAAAATCCGTCGTCGTCACGGCACGGCCTCCACTGGCGATGTTTCACGTGAAGCGTGGAGTCGCGGCCGCATGAGCGTCTCGAGCTGCGCGGTGATTTCTGCTTTGAGCGGGGCAATTGCTCCGCTTGGCGGCGATTTCCGGCGCGCGGACCATTCGAATTCGCCGCGCTGCACGCGTGTTTCGATCTGAAGAGCGCGATCGATAATGAAGGCGATGAAGCTCGGCGCGGTCGAGCTCAAGGCGTCCGGCAGCGGCGTGAAGATGCGCCGCACCTCGTCGAGAGTACGGCCGTCGAGAAGATGCGACACGGCGATTGAATCGTCCTGCATTGAGAGATCGAGGGTGCGATTGCTTTTCACCGGCTCCGCGAAGATCTCGCCGGCCGCCGCCTCGCGCGTGAAGCCGACCGAGAGATGCAGCGCGATCCCTTCCCAGGTGACGGTTTCCGTAATCTGCAGCCGCCGGTGCCACAGCATCACGCGATCTCCGCGTGGCGCTCGCCAAGCCGCGCGCGAGAATGACACAGCCAATGCGCGCCGTTCTTCGGCCGCAACCAGGTCTCGCGGGTCAGGACATTGCGCACCGTGGCAAAACCGGTGCGGCTCAGCGCGGTGACGGCGGCCATGGTTTCGTCGCGGGTCGCGCCGCGGCAGACGATCACGCCGCCGAGCACGGCGCGCCACGGCGTGGCCTCGATTAGAGCGTCGGTAGCGAGAGCGTCGCGGACGCCCGTCGTGTCAGTTTCCATTCTTCCCCCATCACGCTCCGCGTCCAGATCTCGCCGGTATCGTCATGCGTGATCCAGAACGTCCCCAAGATGCTCGCGGCATGCGCCGCCTCCCGCGCTTCCTTGAAGGTTTCGCACCGCGCCACGAAGGGCGGCGACGGCTTCCGCGTCACGACCCAGGGTTTGCGCGGCGTGTCACTCACGACGAATTCTCGGTTTCCGTCGCCGCGATCGCGGCGAGCTCGGCCAAGGTCAGATGATCGCCGAAGGGAAAAGCCTCGACCGTGCCCCTGCCCTGCCCATGCCGCTCTTGCAATCGGCGCGAGCGGCGCATCACCGCGAGCCGCACCGCCTCATCCTGCATGGCGTCGAGATGATCGGCCGGGCTCATGACGAAGGGACCTCTGCCGCCCCCGAAAAATCGCCGGCGGCATTGCTACCGCCGGCGCAGGTTAGGGAGGAAAATCCCGAAGGACTTGCCCCACCATCGGGGCGGCTGGACGGCGCGACGCGCCGAAACTGATGGGCGAGATGCTCGAGCTGGCGGCGCTCTTCCGACCGCGCCCAGAGCGTTTCGGCGAGGCTCACGGCTTCTTGCCCTGCATTTGCTGGAACCGATGCACGAATTCGGTGAGCTCGCGCTCGATCTCGCTGTCCGGTTCCTGATCGAGGGCGAGCAGACGCCGCAACTCGGCACGCCAGGCCGGGACCGTAACCGCAAGCCGCAACGCGTGAAGGAGATCGGGTGTGTTCTTGCCGGCCAACCAATTCTCGGCGGCACGCTCGTTGGAATTGGCCGCATCGGCGAGCGCCCGGCGCGCCTCGCGCCGATCGCCGAATTCATCGTGCATCGCCTCGCTGAAAGCACGCGTCAGATCGCCCTGCCCCATCTCGAGGATCGGCGCGATGATCGGCGATGATCCGTCCGCGCTCATGCGACACCGAAAGCTTCGGTGAATTTCTCACCGACGATTTCGCCGGAGACCGCGCCGCGCCTTGCGGCGATTGAACCGCCGCCGAATGTGGCGGAAGGATCACAAAGACAAACGCGTGACACTGCGGCATGGTGCGCAAGCAACGAATTCGCGATCGACCGATGCATCAAGCACATCATGCCGCGACCTCACCAGGACTTGGGCTTCGTGACTCCGGCGGCGGCTCATTCAGCGCCTCCATGAGGCGCTCATACGTGCGGATCGTGAAACCGCGCTTTCCAGCCGCAACATCGGCGAAGAACTTATTGTCCTTCATCAGCAACACGCCGACAGCGGCACGCGTGAGATGATGGGCGGTGCAGTAGGAATCGACTTTGGCGAGAAGGTCATCGCGGAGGGACATAAGCGGGATATTTACCGCTATTCTCCCCGCGGGTCAACGGGATTTTTACCGGTCGCTTTACCGCCTGATATTGCGGGAAAATTCCCGCCCATGCCGCAAGAAACGCTCAATCGCATCGACGCCGCTCTCGCTCATTTTCGCATCACGGATCAGCGCGCCTCGAAGGATGCCGGACTGAACAAAGACTTCATCCGCAATATCAGGCGCGGGAAAAGCCGCAGCCCTCGGTCCGAGGATTTTGGCAAGCTCGCCAGCTTCTTTGAGTGCAGCGAAAAATGGCTCCGCGGCGATCCGAAGGCCGATGCGCCCGAATGGGCAATGTCCGAACACATGGAAGATCTGCCGACGAAATCCGCCTCAGGCGATATAGCGCCGCGCTATCGTATCGATGAGCTCGACGTCCGCGCGTCTGCCGGCAATGGCGCGCTGCTCGAGCACGAACGCAAAGTGGCGGAATGGGAATTGCCGCGCGAGCTCATGCGCATCGCGACGACGGCGCAGCCGGACAAGATCAAGATCATTACGATCATTGGCGATTCGATGGAGCCGATGTTTCGGCCGCTTGACCGCGTGATGGTTGATATTTCCGACACGACGCCATCGCCGCCTGGAATTTTCATTGTCTGGGACGGCATGGGACTCGTCGCGAAGCGCGTTCAATATCTCGCCAATTCTGATCCTCCCGCCGTGCGCATTAGTTCGGAGAACACCAAATACGAAAGCTATGATCGCGCGATCGGGGAGGCGCATATTCAAGGACGTGTTTTGGGAAAATGGCAATGGACATAGGTCCCGGCGCCGCCACAGCGATCGCTGTGCTATTGCTGAGCGGCTGCGCCCATGACAGTTACGCGGTGCGCGGGGGCAGCGCATCGGAGGCGCGAATGCACGCCGACGCCAAGGAATGCGCGCTCGACGCTGTGAAAACGTATTATGACCGCCGCAACGGGGTCGGCGTAATGGTTGGCGCTTTCGTCGGCGGTCCGGTTGGCGCTGCCGCCGGATATGCCGTTGACGAGAGCGATGACAAGCTGATGAAGCTTTCCGAGTTGAAGCCCACGGTCGAAAACTGCATGCGCGCCAAAGGCTACGAGCCAAACGCCGACAACGATCCGTGATTTACCGCTAAGGCGGTATTTTTCCCGTTGACATCTCAAAATTGAAGCGGTATTTTTCCCGCCATTCGGTGCTTTTCGAATGCGGGGGACAATGCGCACATACGCTCAACGACTTCTCGAAACCGGCCACGACATCGGCCGCGCCGCCTGGCTTGAGGCCAAGGCGCTCGATGCCGCCGCGGCGTTAACCCATCGGCCGGCGCCGCGCGTGAAGCGGCTCAGCTCCGGCGCGCGCTGCGCGGCCGAGATGGGCCGCGTGATGGCCGATCGCGTCGCCGCGACCGGCGCCTGCAGCGAAGACGATCTCTTCACCGCCGGCTTCACCACGGCGCAGATCGCGCAGCACCGCGAGGCGGCGATGCAAGTCGCGCTGCGTTATGGCGCCGATCGCGAGGCGGCGTGATGGATACGCTCGCCGTCGAGGCCGCCCCGGCCACCAAGCCGCGCTTCCGCCGCCGTGTTCCGGCGCATCACCCGATCGATGTCGAGATCGGCCGCCGCGTTCACCTGTTGCGCCGCGTGCACGGCCTCACCTTGAAAGAGCTCGGCCTCATGGTCCATCTGAGCGGGCCGACCGTCTCCTATGTCGAGCGCGGCGAGACCGCGCTGCGCCCCGAAGCGATCGTCGCTTTCGCCGCAGCACTTGGCGTGACGCCGAATTATTTCTTTGTCGCGGCCGGCACCAATCCGGATCACATCGCGACGCTCGATGCGAGCGCCGGCGATGACTACGCGCTTGGCGTCGAGATCGCGGCGCTGATCCTGCGCATGCCCGCGCGCGGCCGCCGCGCTTTCATCTCGTTCGCGCGCGCGACCGCAAGCCAATACGCCTTCGAGACCTCGTCACAAGGAGAAGCGGCATGACGCTCTTTCAAATCATCGCCGCCGTCGCCGTGCTGGCCATCGCTGTGGCCGCGGTCGTGGTGATGCGCCGTCGGCGCCGCCCGCCCGCCATGCCGACACCGGGCTTCGACCGGCATCGCACGCTGAAGCGCGGCGAGCGCGCGCCCGTCGACAAGGACGCGGCGCCATGAGCGGCATCCAGCTTCTCTCGGCACCGATGCAGGCGACGGTGCGCGCCGAAGCGCATCGCGATCTGGTCGAGATCGAGCTCGCATTGTTCGATCCGTTCAGCGGCGCGGCGCAGGTCACCGCGACCGTCTTGATGAACGATCGCCGCATGCCCTTCGCCGAGCGCAAGGCGATCGCGACCAACCTCGCCCGCCGCCTCAACCGCGATCGCATCGCGTTGCGCGGCACGGATTACGCCGCCTAGGAAAATCGCGCCGGTCCGCATCGAACCGTCACCCAGAAGGGGCATGATATGAACGCTCAAGGATCCATTCTCGGCAATCGGCAGCCGCCTTTCGTCAAACCGCCCGCAACCGTCAAGCGCCTCCAAGTCAGCGCGGAGACCGCAAGGCGCGTGCGCTACGGCCAAATCTGCAACAGCTCGGCCGCCGAGACGGTTGAGCGCGCGCGCCGCCGGGCCCGGCGCGGCGACCGCTTGCTGCGCGGCATCATTGTCGGCGGTCTGGGCCTCGTCGCGTGCGGCTTTGCGGCGGCGATCGGCGCGGCAGCCGTGCTCTGCGCGGGCATGGTGCCATGAGCGCGCAGATCGTCAGCCTCGCCAGCATCCGCGCCGCGCGCGGCCTCGTGCCGATCGAGCCGGCCGATGCCTTCGGTCCGCCGCCGGGCAAGCGCACCGGCGACCGCGTCAAGCTACACGACGGGCGCATCGGCATCGTCATGAGCTGGCGCATGAGCGCCGGCTACGCGCCGGTGCTCTATCTCAACCTCAACGGCATCAGCGCCGCCGCCTCGGCAGACGCGGTCGAAATGGTGTGCGATGCCTGATCTCTTCGACGCGCAACGGCGTGAAGCCGCCGCCGCGACCGAGGCCCGGCGCGGCTCTCGCTCCATCCCCCGGAGCGATGAGCCGCCGGCGCCGCCTTTCATCCTGACCGAGCGAGGCTGCGGCAATTGCACCGGCTGGGGCCGCAGCAGCGACGTCCTGGGCCGCTGCAGGCGCGGACGGTTCGAAGGAACGCTGACCAGTTTCGCCGCGCTTTGCCCCGATCACAACGGAGTCACGTGATGTCCGCCAAGAAGAAAACGCCGCCGAAGCGCAACGCCGCAAAAGCCAAGCCGGCAACCACGCAACGCAACCTCGCCCTGCCGGAATCACCGCTCGGCGCCGCGATCCGCTCGGCGGTGCCGATCGATCCGGCGTTGTGCTATCCGTCGCCGCTCAATCCGCGCAAGGAAAAGTTCGACGACGATCTGACCAGCCTCGCCGACACGATCGCGGCGAAGGGTATTCTGCAACCGCTCGCGCTGCGTCCGGACAAGGACGGCCGCTATGAGATCGTGTGGGGCGAGCGGCGCTGGCGGGCGACGAAGCTCGGCATCGGCGATGGCCGCATCGCCAAGGATTTCAAGCTGCCGGCTTTCGTCGGCGATTACAGCGACCGCGACATTCGCGATGCCGCGCTGATCGAGAACATCGCGCGCCGCAGCCTCAACCCGGTCGACGAGGCCGAGGCCTTCGAGGAGCTGCACAACGCCGGGCGCACCAATGACGAGATCGGCCAGATCGCCGGGACCTCGGGAAGCCATGTCAAGCGCCGGCGTCAGCTTCTGCGTTGTGTGCCCGAGATCCAGAAACGCCTCCGCGGCGGCAAGATCGATATCGAGATGGCCCGCGCCTTCGCGCTCGGCGACGCCAAGACGCAGCGCGATTTCATCGAGCGGGCGACCGAGTACGACTGGGATGCCGAGACCATCCGCGGCCACATGCTGTCGGAACGCTTTCCGGTGAAGCGCGCCGCCTTCCCGCCGCATGCTTATCAAGGCGAGCTGCTCGAGGATGAAGAGACCGGCGAGAAATTTTTCGCCGACGACAAGCAGGCGATGAGGCTTCAGGAGGCGGCCATCATCGCGCGCATCAAAACCCTCAAGACCGACTGGCCTTGGGTCGATCGGCTCGAAACCGGCAAGCGCCCGCATGAGTACGAGATCGCGCGCAAGAATGACGCGGAGGCCGGCGCCGTGGTCTATATCGACGGCGCCGGTGCCTTGGCCGTGTTGGCGCCGGCATTGCGGCCGGAAACGGCCGCCAAGCGCCTGCGCGAGCGCCGCAAGGCCGAGAAGATCACCGGCGGCGAAGCACCGGCACCGCTTGGCGATGGCACCGCCGCGCCGCAACCCGCGCGCCTCATGACCGCGGCCCAGACCGTCATCGTCAAGCGCGCGAAAACGCAGGCGCTGCGCTTTGGCGTCGCGGCGCAGCCCAAGGTCGCGAAGGCGATCGTCATCTGCAGTCTTCTCGGCGCGCACAATGTCCGCATGGCATCGAGCGTGATGCTGCCGGAATGGACCTATGACACGCCGGCGATCGAGCGCGCGGCGCAGCGCCTCGTGATGACGCCGGTCGCCGAGCTCATCGCGCGGAAGCCGGTCGACCTCGATCCGTTCGATCAGCGCGCGAGCTTCGTCGAAGACGAGGCGCAGGCCGCGGCGCTCTTCAACGGCCTGATCGCGCTCGAGGACAACCGTCTCGACAAGATCTTCGCGCTGCTGGTCTCAAGCCTCGTCGGCGTCAACGGCCATAACGGCCACAGCATCGGCGACGATCCCTTCGAGATCGCCATGGCCCGATCCGTCAACGCAGCGGAGCAATTGCTCCGCTATTGGCAGGTTTCCGAGACGTATTTCCAGGCGATGTCGCAGGCGCGGCTGGTCGGGCTTGCCGTGGCCAATGGCCTTGCCGGCGACGCGAAGATGAAAAAGAGCGAGCTCGTCAAGCTGATGCTCGCGCAACCCGCCGAATTCTGGACGCCGGAGAAATTCATCGAGCTCGGCTTTCTCGCCGAGCGCGACATGGCGGGTCAGATGGCGATCGAGGCGAGCCTCGCGCGCCAGCCGACCGCGACCGAGCAGCAAGCGGTCGACGCGATGATCACGGATGAAACCGATCCGCCGGCGGCGGATGACACAATCGAGGAAGCGGCGGAATGACGAGCTGGCCGTTCGCACCGCTGCAGCCGCGCGGCTATCGCCTCATCCTCGCCGATCCGCCGTGGAAGTTCGCGACGTATAACGACGCGAACCAATCGAAGAAGCCTGAGCGCTATTACGACACGCTTGCCATTGGGCAGATCATGGATTTGCCGGTCGGCATGCTGGCGCGAGAGGAAGGCTGCGCGCTCGCGCTGTGGACGACATGGCCGTTCCTCGAGCAAGCCTTCAAGGTGATCCAGGCCTGGGGCTTCAGCTATTCGACCGGCGGCCCCTGGATGAAACTGACGCGCGATGGTGACCGGGTTGCTTTCGGCACGGGCTATGTCCTGCGCAGTGTATCCGAGCCGCTGTTGCTCGCCTGGCGCGGCAAGCCCGTCATCACCAAACCGGTTCACGGCATCATCGGTGAAGAGTTCCGGCAGGTCGAGGAATGGGCGATCTGCGGCAAGCTGCGCGAGCACAGCCGCAAGCCCGATCAGCAATATCTTTTGCTCGAGCAACTCTTTCCCGGCCCGCGCTGCGAGCTCTTCGCGCGATCGGAGCGCACGGGCTGGGCGGCATGGGGCAACGAAACCGACAAATTCGCGGCGGCGGCACCATGACCGCGATCAATCAATTCGCGCTGCGTCTCGCGCTCGATCTCGCGCTCGCCTTTACCGTCATCCTCGGCGCCGCGGCAGCCCTCATCGCGTTGCTCGCGCCCCTCATTCGAAAGCTGCATTGACCGATGGGCGAGAATTCCGCGATCGAATGGTGCGATCATACCTTCAACCCGGTGTGGGGTTGCAGCAAGGTCTCGCCCGGCTGCGATCATTGCTATGCCGAGGCGTTCGATCATCGGCTCGGCTGGAATCACTGGGGCGTTGATGCGCCGTTCCGCGAGTTTCCCGGCAAATATTGGGATCAGCCCTTCAAATGGAATTCGATCGCGCGCCATGAAGGCCGCCGCGCGCGGGTTTTCTGCGCCAGCATGGCCGACGTCTTCGACAAGCGCTGGCCCGGCGCGGTGCGCCCGCGTCTCTGGGATGTCATCCGCAAGACGCCGAACCTTGACTGGCTGTTGCTGACGAAGCGCATCGGCAATGCGGCCGACATGTTGCCGGCGGATTGGGAGCGCGGTTATCCGAATGTCTGGCTCGGCGCGTCGATCGTCAATCAGGAAGAAGCCGATCGCGACATTCCAAAGCTGCTCGCGACGCCGGCGGCCGTGCATTTCTTGAGCTGCGAGCCGCTGCTCGGCCCGATCGATTTGGGCTGCACGCCGCGGCCCGCCACGCTGCCGGTGCCGATCGGCGACATCGCCGATGGCATCGACCCGCTGCGTTACGTCAACGGTCACATCGACTGGGTGATCGCCGGCGGCGAAAGCGGCGCGAAGGCGCGGCCGATGCATCCGGCATGGCCGCGATTGCTGCGCGACCAATGCGCCGCCGCCGGCGTGCCGTTCTTCTTTAAGCAATGGGGTGAGTGGATTCCTTTCAAGCCGGTGCCGGGCGGCGATCTCGGCGGCGACGTTCGGCGCGGTCACGTCGATCTCGTGCATCCGACCGGCGAAATCGATGTCGAGGTCTCAGAGCGCACCGGCGGCCACAGCGTCATTCCGGGCTCGCGTTACATGGCGCGGGTCGGGAAGAAGGATGCCGGCGCCTGGCTCGACGGCCGCGAGCATCGCGCGTTTCCGCAGCCGGTCGCGGCGCGCGCATAAGAGGAGATTTTGGGAAATTTCACTTGAGGATAATCCAATGGAAGCATTTCTGAACGACCCAGCCTTGAAGAGTTTCGTCAGCGGCCAGCTCGCCGAGCATCGTGAGGCCGATAAGATCGTGAAGGGCACGTATTGGGAGCGCGGCAAAGGCTGCGCGGTCGGCTGCACGCTCGAGGCGGTGCGGCTGCGCAACGGCAAAAGCCGCATCGATCATGGCAGCCACTCGCTCTATGAGAGCGAACTCGGTATCCCACTGATCTTGGCAAAGCTCGAAGACACTTTTTTCGAGAGACTGCCAAATGAATTCTCGCAAAAGTGGCCTGAACGGTTTATCAACGCTATACGGCCGGGCGCCGATCTAACGATGGTGTGGCCGCGCTTCGCGCTCTGGATGCTCACCGAAGAGCTTCCCCAATACACAACCCGATATCCGAAAAGCACGGCAGCGATTGCTGACGTTGCGGCGCTTTACCGCGAGTGGATCGAGACCAATAAAAACCCGGCGCGTGAGCGCTGGATCACGGTTCGGCGCGCCGCCGCCGCCTACGCCGCCGCCTACGCCGCCGCCTACGCCGCCGCCGCCGCCGCCGCCGCCGCCGCCGCCGCCGACGCCGCCTACGCCGCCGCCGCCGACGCCG